ATGTGTGGGCGTTTTGCACAAGCTCAAACGCGTGAAGAATACCTGGCTTACCTGTCCGATGAAGCTGATCGCGACATCGCATACGATCCTGAACCTATTGGCCGATACAACGTCGCGCCCGGCACCAAAGTGCTGCTGTTGAGCGAACGCGACGAGCAGCTGCATCTTGATCCGGTTTTCTGGGGTTATGCGCCCGGATGGTGGGATAAGCCGCCACTGATTAACGCTCGCGTCGAAACCGCGGCCGCAAGCAGAATGTTTAAACCTCTGTGGCAACATGGCCGGGCGATCTGCTTTGCAGATGGATGGTTCGAATGGAAGAAAGAAGGTGACAAGAAACAGCCTTTTTTATCCATCGGGCAGACGGTCAGCCGATTTTTATGGCGGCGATCGGCAGCACACCGTTTGAGCGAGGCGATGAGGCAGAAGGTTTTCTGATAGTGACGTCTGCCGCTGACAAAGGCCTAGTGGATATTCACGACCGCCGGCCCCTGGTCCTATCGCCAGAAGCGGCCCGGGAATGGATGCGCCAGGACGTTGGAGGGAAAGAAGCGGAAGAGATTGTATCTGACGGCTCTGTACCAGCTGAGATGTTTATCTGGCATGCTGTGACCCGTGAAGTAGGAAATGTAAAAAATCAGGGGAGAAAATTGATAGAACAAATAGATATATAATCTGATGTACTTTTGATGTGTACTTTATATTTGGTTCAATATTATCTCACTTTAAGAAAGAAATATATTTGCAGCCATCGGACCACTAAGCCCATTTATACGATAAAATTCAACACGAACGCCAGGTTTTAACGTTTGGCTTTCATTATTTCTTAATGCAGAAATATGTAAAAAAACATCTTTTCTGCCATCTGATGGGATAATCAATCCCTTTCCGCTCTTGAAGTCAAAACTTTTGACAATTCCTGTCATTTTACGAGACAAATATTTTCCTAATGGCAATCCAGATTTGACTATACAGGATTGGTTAATAATAGCTAATCCTATTTTATTGGCCTTCCGGAAGGCTAAAATAAAATTTGCTTAATCATTCAGCATGTGCCTTAATGGTTTGACTGATTCGTTGCGATGATGAATCTAACTTTTCCAAAAGCCGTTCTCATAACCAGGTGTTATCTCTGATACCTCCTCCTCTTGAGTCCATACATATACCAGCATACGTTTCTTATCATGAGCTTGCTTGTCATTTTGAAATGTTCAAACGGAGTTTGTATGTCATCTAAAATCATAGGCCTTGTTAAGTGGTTTAACGAAGATAAGGGGTTTGGCTTTATCTCCCCACTCGATGGAAGTAAAGATGTTCTTGTTCACACTTCTTCCCTGCTGGGAGAAACATTTAATACTCTGTTTGAAGGACAAAAAGTCAAATTCGCTATCATAGCTGGAACTAAAGGTCCAATCGCTGCCAAGGTAACACTTTGCGATAGATAATTTTCAGATGGTTTACTTTAGCCAGCATGACTTTATCAGTGGAAGGTGATTGTTCGGTTACGCACATCATTACAACAGGCCAGCATATTTACTTACCATCAAGTTTGCTGACCGATGTGATGAAATGCAGGACTGCTGCATGAACAGTCTCAAAGCAGAAGCTAACTGCTTATAAAATATTAAAGTGCGTAAGAGGTTAGGCAGCCTCTAAAAGCATCACTTCTTATTTTTTTAATTTTTTTAGAAGCGCTGGGAAGATTTGAATAAAGCACAGCAGTATGGGCACACCAATTGAGCCCCCTTTTGTACACGATTGTAACTATGTTCGGAATCTTTTGAGCAGTTTGGACAAGGACATTTTACTAAATAATTTCGGCGGAATTGAGTGTTTTTACGTGCTGACATAGACTTCTCCAGTTCAAATGGACCGTTACAGTACACGTTAAGTCAGTATAATGCTTGTTTTAATTTCGATAGAGGCAAAAAAAATGAACAAACAGCCCCCTTTCGAACACCTGCAGGGGCTAAAAGCCCTCAAAATACATGGTGATATATGAAAAAAGTAATCATTTTTTTTAATGGTAAGCCAAGTAAAGTTATCACTGTGCTTAAAGGTGTGACATCAATACGCGAAGAATATCCTAATGGAGAAGTGATAAACCTTCAGATAATGTCAGCAGGTTTTCCCTCTTTAACAGGTGACCATGAAGTGGTCTATGTGGCATCAGATCGAGAGCTTACCTCTCAGGAAATATTAGATGCGGCGCAGAAGTATCTTTGACTCAAGGGATTCAACGCCAACGTTCATGAAATCATTATTATAACTACGTTTAATTATTATAGCCTGCTTAACGCAGGCTTTTTTTACCCCCACACAAACATTTATAATTAAGACATGTACATCTAACACCATGGCAATATGACTTTATTGCTGAAGAAACCATAAGGCTTCCATGAAAATTCTATATTACACAGTATTAATAGTTATTGAAGCCCCATTCTCAGATAATAATATCAACCCTCTTATCTTAGGTCTCTTGCATGACCGAAACTATTCAAGTAAGTCAAACCGAGGCGTTAAACTTCCATCCCATGCATTCATTGGTTCAGAGGGTCAGGCAGTTTTAGAGTGGGAGTCTGAAAAAGATGGAGCAGAAAAACTAAAAAAAAGACTCTACCAGATGCTGCATGGAATTACACGTTTAGAAGAGTCTCCCACAGCAATTTTTCTAATGATTTGCCCAGAAGATAAAACCTTAACCTTTGTTTCAAGACTTAAAGTAAAAAAATGAACATCGATATTTTAACCTTCACCATCTGAAAATACCGTGACCGTGAAAACTGCGAAAGAAAATCATGAGGACATCAGTAAATTTTGTATCATTTGCTAAGCATTGCTGTTACATTCGTTTTAATGATGAATCCTCCTCAGCGGCAGGGCTAACTAACCTGATGATTTGTATATCAAACGGCTCATCGTGAATTTCTGAAGCAGCGAGTCACGAGTGGTTAGCTCAATGACTCACCGGGAGGCACCCGGCATCATATCCATAAGACCCTGTATAATTGCAGGGGCTTATTTACATTACAAAAGCATAGTAGTAGACATATTACTCTTAATACTCATAGCCGATAATTAGGTTCGAATGAATATACCGTTTAAAGAATCATCTAACTTTTATTAGGTCTGAATACCTCGTAGTATATCGTGGAGATAACATATCCCGTTTCATCTGCCATTGCTGCTGTATGCCCTGCCCGGCAAAATAAAGCGTTCCCTTTCCATCTTTCGCGTTCAGATAATCCAGAACTTCCATCAACTTGTCGCTTCCGGCTCGCGGCGCGTTTTCATCGAACAGGTTCAACTGGGCCACCCCCTGGCTGAAGAAGTCTCCCAGCATGATTCCAGCCTTTTGATAGCGATGGCCGTCCTTCCAGATTTTGTCCAGGCACTTTACCGCGGCGTTAATGATGTCTCTGGAATCTTGTGTGGGGGTAAGAAGCTTCATGGACGCACTGTTACCGTAATACGGTTCGTTAAGCGCAAAGGGAGAGGTTTTCACGAACGCAGAGATAAAGCGGCAGTACTGATGTTCACCCCGCAGTTTTTCAGCACCACGGGCGGCATAGCTGCAGATAGCTTGGCGCATCTGTTCATACTCAGTAACGCGTTCGCCGAATGACCGGCTGCAGACGATTTCCTGCTTAGCTGGTGCAAACTCCTCCAGATCCAGACATGGCTCACCGCGCAGCTCCCGGACAGTTCGCTCCAGGACGACATTGAAGTGTTTTCGAATAATCCACGTACTCTGCTCTGCGAGGTCGAGAGCCGTTTTGATGCCCATGGCGTTCAGCTTCTTACTGATGCGCCTGCCGACTCCCCAGACGTCCTCAACGGGTACTAGGGAAAGGAGTCGGCGCTGGCGATCGATATTGGACAAATCGACCACCCCGCCGGTCTGGCGTTGCCATTTCTTGGCAGCATGATTTGCCAGCTTAGCGAGTGTTTTTGTCTGCGCTATACCAACACCGACTGTCAGGTGCGTGCGCTTCAGAACCGTAGCGCGGATCTCTTTGCCAAATTCCGTCAGGTCCCGGCAGTTGCGAACGCCAGTCAAATCGCAAAAAGCTTCATCGATACTGTAAATTTCGACGCGAGGGCTCATTTCCTCCAGTGTTGTCATCACCCGATTGGACATGTCGGCATAGAGTTCGTAGTTACTGCTGAAGCAAACAACCCCAGCGCGCCGAAATAAGTCCTTTTGCTTGAAGAAAGGCTCTCCCATAGTAATTCCAGCGGCCTTGGCCTCGGCGCTGCGCGCGATAACACAGCCATCATTATTTGAGAGAACGACAACCGGACGCCCTCTCAGGTCCGGCCTGAATACAGTCTCGCATGATGCGTAGAACGAATTCACATCACAGAGAGCAAACATATTCAGCTCGCAGATTTAACGATGAAAGTCACGACGCCGAAAACGTCCAGCGTGTCTTCGCTGCCAACAACAATCGGGCTGTAGGCGCTGTTCATAGGATTGAGTTGCACAGTCGGGCGCAGCTGCAGGCGTTTAACAGTGAATTCCCCTTCCACCGCAGCGATGACTATATCACCATGCTCAGCTGTGCGTGAGCTGTCTACCACCAGCAGATCTCCGTCGCTGATCCCGGCTTCGATCATTGAATCACCCGCGGCTTTAACGAAGTATGTGGAGCTCGGATGAGCAACAAGTAACTCATTGAGATCAATACGCTGTTCAACGTAATCAGCCGCGGGGCTGGGGAATCCGCACTGAACTAAGTCGCTGAAAAGTGGAAGCGCGATAATTTCTCGCAGTTCTGTTGGCCTGATGAATTCCATTGCACACACCTCAAATACTGTTTTTATATACAGTAGTTTTATTTGTAAGTGTCCGCAAGATACAAGCCCTATCGTCACTGCTTAAAGCTTCGCCGTTTCGTTTCTAAGTTTCTATGCAGCTTCGAATTATGAGTTATGTAAATTTTTGATCATGAATCTATATGAGCAGATTTAAACCGGTATTGCAGACGGGATTTGTTTATAAAGATTTTGGAATTTCAGGCCAGATTATGTCTGGGGCGGCTTCTAGGTCTACTGTAGATACTGCATCTATAAAGTCCATCCAGGCATCAAGTGATGCCCTTTCGTCCGAGGTCAGCTTCCGGCCCATGAGCAGCTTCGTTTGCCAGATTGTTATCTTCAATGAAGCTTCATCCAGCAGCTCATCACGCTGCCGTTGCGCTGCTGCCTTGTAATCAGCCTCAGGTATTCTCTCGGTACGCGGACCATTCTCGTCAAATACTGAATAAAACCCATCTGGTGGATTCAAAAAATCCGCGTATTGTTCGTCGGATATCACCAGCAGGTCATCAGGAAGGGTGCCAGCATCCAGGTAAGTTCTCTGGGCCTCTTTGTCTGAGGGATAAAAACCTTTTGTTTTAATGCTGTACATGAAATTCGACATGTTAATAACCTATAGCGATATAGTTGATACGCACAGCTCCACTGACAACTCCCTGCGCCCGGAAATTGAAGCCTGAAGTAACGTTAGGATTAAAATTAATGAGCGTTATGGTGCTGTTGTCAGCTGCAGAATCGCCATTCATTGCGACAACACTAAGGCAGGCCGCCGGAAAGGCTGAAGGAAATGCAACCGTGCCACTCGCACCAGTGTTTGTGCTAACTACTGCTGACTGAGCAATAATTTTGAGAGTTCTTCCGGATGCAGGCACATTGAAATGGTTCGAGCCATAGCCGAACCCCAGGGCTGTCAACAAAGCAGGTAAATTCTTCACCCCGGTGCCGCCTTGCTCTACAGATAACGCTGTTGTTAATCCTGACAGAGATGTAATGTCGCTGTTATCACCTTTTTTAGCGTAGGACTCTAAATCGGTTTTATCGGCCTTATTGTTAATCGTTGTGGTTATGCTGTTCCATGACGGGCCTGTGAATGACGAACCATCTGGCAGCTTAACTGTTGCGTTTCCTGGGCTACTAAATATCTGCTGCCAGTTCTGTTTGTCGTAATTCAGTCCGCGCAGCGCTTCAGCGCTTTGCGCCACCAGCGCGGCAGTGACCATGTTCAATGCCACACGGGGAACAGCTGACCAGGCTGCGCCCGATTGCGTTGGTCCGGTAAAGTTGCTGACCAGCGTAAGTTGCGCATTACTCTCAACCGATTTTACGGGCAATGTATACGGTACACCGCCCACATTAGAGACAATAAAGTCACCAGCGGCGAGTTCTGTTGCGAATGAGGTTCCGGAACCGCCAACAATAGCGGATCCGTTTGTCAGGGTGATAGTTCCTGCAGACATCTGTGCTCCTTACAGGCATTAAAAAACCCCGCCGGAGCGAGGTTTATTCAAATATGACTGACTATTGGCAGGTGGTACTACTGAACGTGTTTGCGCTAACCCATGACCAGTTAAATGGGTAACCGGCGCGGTACTGGGTCTGATTACTTTGCTTCCGCACTCCGTAAATCTGGACGATGTTCTCCTGTCCTCCGATCAGGGCCGTTCCTGTACATATGGGATGCTGCTTCTGAAGAACGCCAGCGCAACCAGAGAGCAATGCAGCCACCGCCAGGCAAAGAATCATGTATTTCATAGTGGTTATATCCCAGGGTATTCAAGAGGTTAAACAATAACAAGATGAATCAAAGGGATATAATTGATTCTGTAGATCAATTTCATAAGATTGATCGCTGAAAACGATCAATCATAGTTGGCGCAGTTGATGGCCATAATCACGTTTCTCAGATTTGAATACGCGACATTCTGAAGGTTTCCGCTGGGCGTTGTTTGTGGTCTGGCGAATATTCGCGTATTGCCTCCCTCAAGTTTTGCCATGCTCTTGCAAATCGCCGAGTAGGGCTGCGGCTGGCCGCCGGCCGATATAACTCCAGTAATTAAACCCAGCATGGCAGGCATACAGGCCCATTTCCCCGCCAGTGTGGTATTGATGTTATAACCTGAACTTGCATCTACTCCGGCAGTACCGAGGGTTACCACATCACTGAGTGTGCGCGTTTCGTTTGTCAAAATAAGCGTCCCTGACGCATCCCAGACGGCCAGCCCGTAGTCTGGCTTTGTCTGTGGGAAAATAGAGAAAAAATAAACGTACGCTGTGCCGGTTGCATTTGGTCTGAGGAAATCAACCGAGATAGTGTTCCCGCTTATCGCCTGGGTGATTTCCGCCTCAACCGTGCAATGAACGAAGGCGGCAACGGGCTGCCCTGAGGGAAATGTGTGCGTCACTTTGGTATTGAAACCCGATGTCCCCTGTAGTTCTGCTGTCTTCCGTGCCTGCAACGAAATAGGCGAACTGGTAGCGGTGACCCATACTTCTCCGGCCGTAGTCGTCAGTAAAACGCCATACTGCGCCATTTATGCCCTCTCTATCTGGAAAATGAGATACGCCGCAGCCGCAGGCTCAGTCCCTGCGGAGTAGTCGGTATCGTCTACTGCCGATACCGTTGCGGTGCCACCTGAAATAGTGATCTTCCTCCGGCTCGTTCCCCACTGATCACCGTTCATGATCTGAAAATAAGTAAGCTTACACCCCGGTGGAAGCACGACTGAGTAAGAGCCTGTTTTCTGGTTCTGAGCCAACTGAAGATATCCACTTACACTGACTGGCTTAATCCCATAGTTGTTCACCCTGCCTGAGGCGTCCCAGGTTTCAACACCGTACTGAGCCATAGCTGTTCATCCTAAAAAAGGGCCCCGTCTGAGGCCCAATGTTTACCACGTTCCCGTAATTCTCCCGATCTGCACCCTCAACACATTGTTGGCGTCACGCACACTGATTGTCTGGTTTGTCTGTTTCATGGCTCCCTCTCCAGCTGTCGAACCGTAGTTCTCGAATGTTCCTGATTTATCCAGCCTCCATCCGACAGACCCAGCAACGTAGTTATTGGACTGGATGAAGCCGCCGATTTTGGCATTGGTGATCGTGCCATCCTGAATAAATGCGGAGCTCATAAAGACCTGACCATTGATGACAGCAAACGGAGAGTACTGGGTATCACCGCTGCCGCTCATCAGTACAAACTGGTTAGCGTTGAAACCAACTCGGGTGACTACCGGCTTCCCCGCCTCTGCAAGCACTGCAATAGACATCCCAGCGTTGTACATCACCCCGTTTATTCTCACACCTGTTTTGAGGGTGTAGATTGCCGAAGCACCGGAGGCATCTACGACGGCTGTAAGCTTGTCTTCCAGGGAAGCGGTGACGTCCTCTATCTGCGCCTGTACCTGCGTCGAAAGTTCGGCCATTGCCTTATCAACTTCAGCAATCGTCGTTTTAACAACCAGAATATCGGCGCGCACTTCCCCGTATTGTGCCCACTGGTGCTCAACTGTTCCGTGGTTCGCCAGGGCGTTTTGTAGTATTCCCTCAATGTTTGTATCTATGTCCCCAGTGAGGCGCTCCCCATCAGCAGAGGTAAGAAAATCGTTAGCGATATCACCCAGATAATCATCGGCGTTATCGTTAGACATCCCCCGGATCCAGTCGGTATACCCGGACTCGTTACCCGTTCTGTCGACAAGCTGTGCGCGGTACCAGAATTCCTGCCCTGCTTTAAGGCCGAGCTGGGTGTATTCCGCAGATGGATAAGGCACGTCTGAGAGCAAAAATGGATCTGAAAAGTCACTGTTTGCTGTGTACTGAATTTCCGTTTTTAGCGTATCGCCGGTGTTTGCCGGGAAACCCCAGTTAAGACGAATCCCCCAGTTAATGCCCGTGGCTGTGAATCCTACTGGCTTAGGTGGATTGCCAATTTTGCCGGTCAACGTCTTCTCTTCTGAATATCCCCATCCTGAGGAAATTTCAGCGGCATTGATTGCACGCACGCGCACCAGGTAGCGCCCGGCATAAATCCCCGGGACGTCGAATGATGTGGTGGAGCTGCGCGGCACGTTAACCCAGTTCCCGTCGTTGCGGCGCCATTGCGCCTCATAGGCGATAGCATTTTGAGCCTGGTCCCAGCTCACGCGCATGGTTTCGACGCTGATATTCTGCTGCACCACGGAAAACGAATTGATCGCGATGTTGCCTGGTGGCGACTGGTTACCAGGAGGAATGACACTCACCGGCCGCTGATCTATAACGGCACCTGTATCGATACGGGCATATTTATCCGGATCGTGATTTGCCCCCGTGATGGTATATGTCCCGTCATTGTTATCGGTGACACTAACCACCCTGTACTGCTGCGCATAGAGTTCATCACTTTCAATAACCCATACAGCCTCGGCCTGTGGAAGCTCGCTAAAAGCGGTGGTCACGGTGACCATTTCACCTGACAGGGACTGAATCGTTCGGGATTGGGTGATACCCGACGGCAGGTTTACCATTATCCTGTCACCGGCCTTAGCACTTGGTACCCGGTCAAGTTTGAGTACACGACCATTAACCGCGGATAATCGACCGCCTAAATCTCTCCCTGAAAGATTTCGGTCAGAAACAGCAATTATGTAGCCCGGCTGAGGAATATTGCCGTCCAGACCAACGTCAAACGTTACAACCCTGTCTTTATTGTTGGTCAGGATCCCCCAGCGCCCTTTCCTGTTAGCCTCAGATTGCCGGGTGCATCCGATAGCGGTGATCTCAAGCTGGTTGAAACCATAGCGTGCCACCAGCGCCTGCTCGAAGACGGGCTCCATTGCGTCAGCATAGCCATTTGCCGGATCAGACCAGGAAACAAGAGCGTTTGTGTAGCGACTTTTGGTTGTGCTGCTGGAATACACAAATTTGCCGTCGACTACGTTAGCGTGCGTGTAGGTAAAATCAACATCTCTGGGCATGTCTGCAAGGGCAACAATCTGGTCGTCTCCCCAGTAGGTCATGCCTCGAAAAATGGCGGCAAAGTCTCGCAAAACAGTGTAAGCGTCATTCCTATCCTGAATGTATACGTTGCAGGTGTAACGCGGTTCAGTTCCGCTGCCGCCCTTACCATCCGGTACCGGTTGATCACAATATTGAGCGACCTGATAAAGCGTCCATTTGTCGATATTGGCTGCCGTTAGCCGATTACCAAGACCGAAGCGGTCAGTGACCACCAGATCGTAAAATATCCATGCAGGGTTATCCGTCCATGCCCACTTAAATGCCCCCGTCCAGGTGCCGCTGTACGTTCGTGTTTCCGGGTCATAGTTATCGGGCACACGAATAACACGCCCGCGGGGCTCGCAAGAAATTTGCGGAATTGAGCCATTGAACTGGCTCGAGTCAAATTCGATGTATAGTAGCGCGGTATTCGGATAACGCAGTTTGGCGTCGATTACTTCCGTGAAGCTTTGCAGCGTCACCGTGTCGCCGATCTTCGCGCTATTGGCATCGGCTGTAATCTTACGCAGCCTGATGGTCCAGGTGCTGCCAGCCTGAGGTAAATCGATACGGTGGCTGCGCTCGTAACCAGAAGTCGTTTTGCCGGTCACGCTGGTATTGAGTACCGTCTGCCATGTGCCACCATCAGTCTGCAGGTCAATTGCATAGTTGACCGAATAGCCAACCAGATCGCCATCGTCCTCCTGTTTGAAGAGAGAAGGCCATTTTAGACGCAGGCGAACAGCTGAAAGCTGCGTATTGGTAAAAGTACGCGTCCATGCAGTGGTGCTGGAAACTTCGGTACCCACGTTAATTTCGTTTTCAGTACCCGGGATCCCTTGAATGTATTTTTGCGCCTGAGTTCCAGAACGAAACTCCCACGCCACACCGCTGAAGTTCTGCGAACCATCTGCGTTTTCAAGTGCAGTGCCATCGAGATAAATATCGCGCGCAGTAAGGCCACCAGCAAGTTCACCCTCTCCCAGCGCGAGAAGGATTTTTGCCTTGGCTACTGACTGCAGATCGTCTGGCTGTTCTGTAGGAGTTCTTGAGCTTGAACTGCCGCCCTTGCGGCCTTTAATAGCGGTTGCTATAGCCATATTGCGCCCATAAAAAAAGCCACCCATAGGTGGCCATGATTAGAACAATGTTGAATTAAATATTATTTGATAAGCAAACCAAAATAATAGTATTCATCGAAAATACGGAGAAAGCGAATTGCACAATTACGAACGTACTCTAATTGTTTCGAGCGAGGAATGTCACCGTGTCGCGGATAGTTCAGGTAATAATACCCAACCTCATATTCATAATTATTTATAAAATCATCATGCAATGCGCTCCAGTACGTCATTACTCTATATAAAAGGCCATTTGGCAAGTCATACCATTTAACAAAAGTTCTAGTTAATTCAGTCCAGACATCATCCTCAAGTTCAGCATAGGCGAGCTTTTTGAATGTTAGTCTCATTGCCAATATGAACGCGACTCGTTCAGTTGGCATCACTTCTCCAATCTCATCAACGTAGCCATCAAAATAGCGAAACACCTCATCTTTCGAGATTTCCTTATCTAATCCCAAAGATGCCAAAATCAAAAGATTTGAAGACTCATTGCCGGCAGAAATCTGGTTTTCAGCCCAGTCTGTGAACGCCCTTCTGTCCAAACCAGGCTCGTTTAATTTTCTTAATCCAAGTAAATCTTGAAAGTCTATAGCATAACCATCCATAAGCATTTCCAGTTATATAATGCGTTCTTTCAAGAAGATACTCTTAGCTTGGCACTATAGCTACTGCTGATCGTCAACATAAATGCCAGCAGAAATGATCGCTCCACCGATGCGGCGCTTGCCGTAAAGAAGCGGTACCGGATTTCCCTGGGCTGTCGTATTGGTTACTCCACCAAATGCGTAGCTGGCCTTGTTGTCTGCCGATTGCTTGCTGACAAGCCCGGTTGTCTGTGGAGAAAGCATTTGAACGACACCGCCAAGGGCCATCGCAGCGCCAAATTGCATTAGAGGAACGCCGACAGCACCACCGCCAAAGTATGACGCCACAGCACCAACTGCGACCAAAGCCACGCCTAAGATGGTCTGGAATACTCCACCACGTTTACTCCCGAGGATAACCGGAGCAATACGGATATCAGCACTACTCTGATCCATAGAGAGTTCGTCATCGTTCAGGTTACGCTTTCCACTGAATACAGCGTAAGTAAGCCCACGCTGCTTGCTGGTATTCAAAAACCGCTCGAAGCCTGGCACGATAACGCACAATGCGCGGATGGCTTCTTTTGGTGAAGCTACCGAAAGTTGGAATTCGCGGCCAAACGTAGTACCCAAAACACCATATAGGCGAACAGTACGGACGGATTCGCACATTATCCCTCCTGCATGATTAGGCTTTTATGCCTGACAATTTTCATGGTTCTCTCCATCCAGTAACCTCCATATGGCACACGTTGACTGAGGTGACCATAAAGATGGTGGAGAAGCATGTTCCCCTTCAGCAATATTCCTGAATGGTTCCACTTATTCGATTCCACCTGCATGATGATCAAATCGCCCGGCATCGGTGATCCACTGAATTCTCGGAACCCACATTCGTACCAGCAATCCTGGTAGAAATTATCCGGATAGGAGTCCTCCCACCACGGATAATCAACACGGTAATCCTGAAGTTCGACATCTTGCTCCTGCCGGAAATAGCTCATCACCAGCCCCCAACAGTCGTAGTGTCCGAGCACAAACGGGCGCCCGAGCAGCGGCAATTCTCCGCGGGGAGTAATGGTACGAAAGTCTCCTTCCGGCCAACTCACAATATGCCAGGGCAGCATCGTTGCATCGCATTGAGCCTTGTCCAGTTCGCTTGGTTGGGTCGTCGCGTCAGGGTGACTATGTACGATTCCCGTTATCGTCCCCCAGTCTTCAGCAGCAGCGTAATCCTCTGGTGAAAGGTGAAACTGTTCCGTTGGTTCAGCCGCCAGGTTACGGCATGGGAAATAGCGTTCCACCCGGCTTTTCTGCGCTATCACGCCACAGCATTCGCGGGGATATTCTTTCGCTGCATGCGCCAGGATGTCCTGAATTGTTTTCTGACGCATATTAGCTCCTGATCAAAGATGTTCCCGGAAAACCACCGAAAGGAAGTTCATTGTGTTCACCAAACCGAAGCTTGCAGGCGGTGAGCGTGCCGTTGCATTCATCCAATGAGGGATCGCTTACCGGATTGTTGTTTCTGTCGAAGTAAAGCGTGCCGGCATAATCGCATCCATCGCCGGTGCGGTACCTATTCCGGATGCACCATGTGCAAAGGGAATGCAGCTGTCTGGTCGGAATCATCAATCCCTGCAGATCCATCGGGCTGGTAAGAACAAACTCGATACTTTCACCGGGAAGCTCGCTTTTTTTACCGTCGATATAGAAAACCCGCTTTCTCACCTGCAAGGGATCTGCTGTTGGATTTCCATCCGGGAAATTACGCGCATCCAGGTAATGCGCAAAAGTGTCATGAATCGTAACTTTGGCCTGCAGCATATCGTCATAGGCCAGACAGAGCGCAGTGATAGAACTGTCTATGTTGGCAACGGTGAGCGTCGGCTGGGCGCTACTGCCGTCGGTTGAAGCTTCCAGTCCCTCGAGCTTGTATGGCCAGGCACCATACTCTTCGCCCTGCCACCAGATACTCTTCGCCTTTAACTTTGATTCGTCGCCACCAGCAGCCGCAATCTCTTCTTCAGTATGCGGGAGGTTATAAGCGTGAAAGCGCAGAACGTCGTCCAGACCAAACGCAGAACCGTCTACCTCAAGAAGACGTATTTTTTCACCAGGTTCGAGGCGTTGATAATCTTCAGTAATCATGGTGCGTATGCCTGTTTGAAGGTTGCGTTTATGGTCATCACTTTGCTGGATAGCGGCTGGACTTTAATGGAATCAGCTTCAATCCGGTATAAACCGGTTTCGCCGACAGGAGATGTCCAGATAAAGGATTTTGTGATGTGTTTGCGGCAAAAACTCAGCACATCGAGCATCTCTGCCATTTTTCCCGTTAAGGTCATCGGCCATGACTGTTTTTCAGGGTTGATGCCTTCACCGGCGATCTGTTCAAAGCCGTCTCCAAAGGATACAGAGCGTGTTGCGTAAGTGAGCTCCCCTTCCATTCCCGCCTGAATCTGGGTTCGCCAGGTAAATGTTTCGATCGCCAACTTTCCTCCTGGTATAAAAAAACCCGCCGAAGCGGGTCAATTGCTTAACAAAAATGATGTGTTCTTAAATGGAGTAACGTTGAAGTGCTGTCTGGCCATAAAATCAATAAGGTAACATCGCGCGGATTTCAGCATACCATTCGTTGACAGCGGGGATATCCCTTAAGAGCCAGAATCCAACGCCAATTAGCAAGAAGCTCGCTCCAAACTCAAAGATAATGCTGAACCAGTATTCAAAGGGCCTGGCATCCTTGTGAATGTACTCCTTTCGACTCGTTCCCTTGAATGTTTTGGTATAGATTCCCTTGCGCAGGTAGCCGAAAGACTGAACCAATGTTATAGGACCAATCAAAAAACAAGCACATACGGTAAACCAATATGAAAATCCCATCGCCCTTCATCCATTCATTGCATTAAGACTATTATCGCATAGAAAGAATGCTAAATACCTACGATTGAAGGGTTAGTTATCACAAAGAACAGTAGTGGGATTCGTTTAATATTAATCTTTTGAAATGTTGTCGACGAACCGTGCGTTTTTGTGATTTGATAAAGAAACTCAAAAAAAGTCGAAGCGGTCACCCCTTCACATATCTAGCAAAATGCGGGTTATGAAAAGATACCTGTCTCAGGCAGTTAAAAACACCCCACTATAAATTTAGGTTAGAGCAACCCAATATTCGCGATTGAAGTCCTATGAACAGACTGACGACACTATATATTAAAGCGCGGGCCGGGCTGTCTCCCTATGAAAAGACACCTGAAGCATCATTGATTAAAATGGCTAAGAAATGTGGCCGCAATGAAATAGCCGCCATTAACATCAGGCTCAAACAGTTCCGCTCTGAACTAGCGATGGTTGAAGAGTGGGATGGAGATCAGCAGGACATGATATGGGATGCAATTGACGAGCACTGTAAGTTATTACAACTGATCACCGACAAACAGTCCACCTGAGTGGGCTGTTTGTCGTGCTAATCGTTAGAGCCCTGGAACGGTATTTCGAAGGACTGACTAAGCTTCATCGCGTTCCTTTTATTGCATTCCATAAAGGTGTCCCCGGCCGCTGCGCCTGCTCAGATATTACGTTAACTATAGCCGGCTTGAGCTGTTTGATGATATCCACATTATTTGCTGGAGCCGACCTTGTCGTTGATTGCTCACGTCCCTGAATCACAACACCACCGACATTAACATTTATAGCGGAACTACCTCCCTGTAACCCGAACATCGGTGCGTTTCCGACGTAGCCGCCGTTTGCATACCCCTGAGCTCCACGCATAAGCGCATAGAGATTGCCAACACCAAGTGCACTGGTCGCTTCCTTCGTAAATACAAACTCACCACCATGAACTACGCCTTTCGGTTGGTACTTACCACCATCACCGGTGTAGCCACCGCTATCGAATCGCGGCACCAATCCACCACCTGAAAAACCAAAGAACGCGCCGATACCGGTTCCACCAAACGCTGACTTCATTCCATTAACCAAAGCCAGTTGCGTCAGCATCTGGGCGATGCCCTTGAGGAAAGTGGAAAGGAAATCTGAGAAGTTAGATTTACCTGTGGTGAAGAAATCAGTCAGGGTGCTGGCCATCCCGGTGAAGGCATTGCTGGTAATCGTCTGCACCTGCGAGTAAACATTGGTCGCGCTGTCCTCAAATTCAGCCCAGCCCTTTTTCGCGCCGGTCAGCCAGTCACCGCGTAGCTGATCCTCAGCATCATAGTAATCGTTAGCTGCCTTAAGCTGTTTCTGGTATCCCTCTTCATCCAGCGAACCACCAGTATTTTTCCAGCCGGCGGCGAGCTGACTTTTTGCCAGCTCTCGCTGCGCCTGGCGGTCACTCATCCCCGCGCCACCCAGTAATGCGGCCTGTTTCTCAGCCATCTGCGTGACGTATTTCTGCGAGGTATCCATTCGCTTGTTCAGCTGTTCCTGTGCGGTAATCTGATCACCTAACAGGGCTTTCTGCCGTGCCAACTGAAGCACCTGGTCTTTACTCGCCAGCAGGGATTGCTCCTGCTTTGTCAGAGAGCGAGATCGGGAGGACTCTTCCAGCACCTGAAATTTCGCTTCCGTAGTCCAAAGGTCTTTGCGCTGTTGGCTGATAGTGTCGTTCAGCCCTTTATGCTGCTGTAGCGCGCGTAACTGTGCCTGAAGCGCCAGTAGCTCGGCCTGTGCAGCATCCGTGCTGCGATCGCCCGCCGTTGAAGTGCCCTGCTTTCCGGTTTTCGTCTTTTTGCCAAAAGCAGCAACCTCTTCCCGATCCTGCTGAGTGGTTGCGGTACTTATCTTTCTGGTCGTATCGAGGTATTTACCTGCACTGATATCAGCGGCATCCCAGTCTTTTTTCAGCTGAGAGACGCTGTCACCATAAGCGCCGGCCATTTGTTCGTTGTAATCCTGCCATCCCTGCAAAGTATCCGTTTTCGCCCAGTCGGGAACGAGGTTAATAGCGGCAGCGATAGAGGAAGAAATGATCTGGTTCAGCTTCTGGAAAACGATCGCAACGCTGTAATAAATTGCGTTAAATTCCTTCAGAGTGTTTGATGCCAGCTCAGCTACCCACTGACCAATATTCTGCATGGCCTCAGACGCCCAGTCTTTGATATCCAGCCACAGGCGACCAAACGGCGTCAGCGAGTCGTAAGCCTGTTCTCCACGTTTTGCCATCGTATCGCCAAACAGGTCCATAGCCTGCGTAACGGCCGCGGTCTGTTCCTTTTGCTTGATCAGATCGTCAACATGCTTGAGTTGCGAAACGGTCAGGAAATTATATTGTTCGTTGAGACTCTGCAGAGCTTTAACAGGGTCTTTTTCGATGTCCTTATAGGCTTTGGTGATGTCCTGCGCTGAGACTATACCGGTCTGAACCGCCAGCGCCGTGGAGCCCGCTGCTTTTTCAAGTTGCTGCTGTGTCAGCGATCCCATGCCAATCAGCTCAGTCATCAAACTCTGAACGGTTCCTACAGTCGCCCCAGTAGAGGCAGCTATAGACTGGGAGGAAGCCATGATCTGAAGCGCTGACGTGCCGGCAATATTGCCAGTCCTGATAATGGCCTTGTTGATTTCGTCGTAGGCGGTGAAGTAGTCCGATCCCGCTTTGGCCGCAATCAGTACAGCGCCAGCCAGGCCACCAATGGCCACTCGGGCAGGAGTCACCATCGACAACATCGCTTTCAGAGCATTGCCTACACCGCCAAACGAGTCACGGAGCTGACCGCCCTGCTGAATAGCAACCATATAAACCGGCATACCGGAAGCCAGTGAAGTCACAATGTCGGTCATTTGCATCGGGAGATAACGCATAGCATTGCGATATTGGCCCGCGCTGATGGCCCCAGACTTCCATGCTTCTTCCTGCTCTTTCAGCTTTGCGATCATTGGTGCAGCACGATCGGATACGCCGAGTTGGGCAGCTTTTAGCTCTAACAGTTCTGCGCGCGTTTTTCCGATTGCTGTGACCTGCTCCTCCAGCGAATCGATAAAGGTTTTGCCCGCTGCAGCTGCCCGCTGCGCTGCCTGGGCCTGCTCAATGCGAGCCCGCCCCTCTGCGGTCTCAGACTCCATTACCTGTGCCAGTTTTGCCCGCGTCGTCTCAAGCACGCTGTTGTAACGAGTAAAATCCTCGTCTCCCACCAGCCCTTTACCACGAAACTTCGCCAGACTCTCCTGGATAGTGTCCAGCTCATCCAGCGCCTTATTTACCGGACTAATTTTATTCAGCAGGTTCTGCAGTTCCTGACGCTGCTGCTTCAGGCTTTCGCTGTTCTTCTTCTGGTTATCGATGCCAGTGCGGAACGTACTGTTCAGGTCATCCGCTTTACCTGCAGCGGCGGTCGCGGTCTCCTGAAAGCGATCCAGTGCCTGGTTACCACGCTCCAGCTCAGTGGTATTTACGCGCAGGGAAATCGTGGCGATGTCGTTACTCATTCCACCCTCTCTTTATGCATAACTTTTAGTGCGGCGCTCTCCATGATTCGGATGTCCGAAAGCGCGGTTGCCTCGTCGTCGACGTGGTGCAGGCGCATCACCCAGGGCAGCACATTGTAATCAAGCCCTGATGCGCCTCCCATGCCCGTGCGCCACTGCGTGCTGACAGCCTGAAACACCAGGAAGGAAGGCCATACATCTGGCCAGACGTCGATGTATTGATCGTCGTAGTCATCCGGCGTAAGCCCGTATGGCGCCAGGTCTGCCGCTGTGGGTTCAGGCGTATAGAATGCAGAGGCAACCGCTATCAGTTTTTTTCGCGCTGCCCCATCAGTTCGCGATAGTAGGTTTCAGGGATAGCCTTCATTGCAGCCGGATAGTTTTCCAGCAGCACCGACAGATTCTCCGCGTTGAATGCATCGGGGAGCGCCCAGCCAGAAGTAATTTCCATCAGAAAATCAGTGGCGGTTTTGCCTTCCAGTTTTTCCAGATCAGCCAGCTCTTTGAGTGGCTTATGATTGAACGTGAAGGTCAGTACACCATCCTCATCGCCAGCGCGGGGGATCGAGACATTGGCCTTGAATGTAGGTTTGGGCTGAAGGGTGAATTTGGTCGCCATCGATACCTCTTAACGAAAAAAAGCCTCCGTGATGGGAGGCATGGAATAGTGAAAGCTCTGACGGCTAGGCGGCAGCGTCAGTCACCTTGTAGAACGTCATCGCCGGTGACTGCAGGTTCAGCACCACACTCACTGTCTCTACCTCGTTAACTGCAGTAGTTGGCGTATCGTCAAAGGACGCCGTGGCCGCCCAGTAACGGTTTTCCTTCGCCTTCGGCACGTACATGTAAGCCGCAACCGTCTCTTCGTCTTCGTCCAGTTGGCGCAGCAACGGATATACCGGGAGAGTTGAGTCATGCGCGATCGAGTAGGTTTGGGAGACTGCGGATTTATAGGTATTCAGGTTGCGCTGGCGATCATCGCTGAGGAACTGAATCTGTGTGGTGTTCTGATCGCCACCAGATTTCGACACCTCAGTAATTTGTGGCAGCTCGGTCCATTCAAGCACCTTGCGGATCGAACCGGTACCGCCGCCAGCGGCATATTTGTTTTTGTTGGTGGTATTGATGTTGCGAAGAGTTACGGCGCTTTCTGCAATCGCATCAATTTTTGCAATGACGTTATCAACACCGGACCAGTTGCAGTTCACATGAACAATATCACCCACCTTGAGTGCATCCGCTTCACTCACGGTGATCACCATATTTTCGGCGTTAGTCGCCCCGGTGAAAGTAATGGCTGGGCCATAACCCGATGCCAGATAGACGTGAGCGCCGTTAGGCAATGCAAAGCCCATATTGGTTACTCCTTTAGAAACGGGAAAGTCGGCTCAAGGCCGGTCAGTTGTGGAACATCAGAGAGGGAATCAGCTGGTAATGTCTGCCCGATAATTCAGGCTGACAGGGACGGTGTAGGACACTGGTGTAGGGATCCCGCGGAATATACCAGGCTCGCTGCTAATCCAGCACGTAAAGCCCCTGCCTTCAATCTCCTGCCCCTCGGGGAACAATTCAGCCACACGGTCTGCCAGGGCCACAACATCGGTACGGCCTGTGCCGGCTGGGGCAACAACGTTAATCTGGTATACACCTGAATAAATGCGGCAGCGCAATCCAAGGTCCAGCGTACGCGGCGTGGCGGGCATGTTATGGACTGCAAGATAGAGCCCATTAGACGGCGGTGTAAAAGGCACGTTTTCCCAGGCAACCGGGATACCTTCAGTATCAGCCCACTCGCCGAGCCTTGCGGCCAGCGCCGCCGCGATATCGGGAATCATTTAGTCACCTCCCTTACTGCTTCCTCAAAAAATCGCTGAAACTCAGCAGCAGTAATGCGTACCATCCCTTCCGGAGCCTGGGAAGAGTGCCCCATCTCCAGTCGATACGCGTAAGGGACGTTGTTGCAGAAATAAATAGCCTTCATCCCGACTTTGAACAGCGACAGCGTGTAATTCCCTGCGGCTTTTGTCAGATTTCCGGTTTTATCTATACGGCCCGTTTCATCTGTGGTCGGTGCATCAAAAGACACCTGCCAGTTGCCCCGAAACCGTCCACCGGTATATTCGGGTGGCGCTTTGATATCCATCCCATCCACCAGTCGAGCTTTCTTCTTAAGCCGTCCGGTTTTAGTCAGGTTGGCAGGATCCGATTTTTGCGCTTCGTTATGGTCGTATACCGCCTGATTGTAAGAAGCTGCCGTCTGGTTGATGCCCCAGAGTTCCGGGTTGCCGACAGGTGACATCATCACCAGTTGATTAAGGATCCGAATGCCGACAGCTCGTACGACTGCTTCCTGATTCGCTTTGGCTTTGTCCAAAAACGCGGTGATGGCAGCCGTGAACGCCTTGTTATCGCTCATGCTATGCCCTCAACTGAGACTTGTAGCAGAGCACCACACCGCCCGGTTTCACCGGATTAGGCTTAACCACGCGATGCCTTACGCCGTCCATGTCGATAAGATCGCCGGTTTTAATTTCCTTCTCAGCGGTGAAGACAATCCGAACATCGCCGTTTTCAATGACGGTTCCATCAATTTCGCCTGGCGCGTAATCCGTCTTCACTCCTGTGGCGGTGAACTGGATATCATCGGAACGATGCTCCACACCACCGATGACGATTAACGTGCCCTTACGCGTGATGTCGTATGCAATGCCGTTCTGCTTGAGCATACGAGTCGTAGTCGCCTGCATTCGCTGATAGTTGATGGCCATTACGCGCGCTCCGCGAAACTATTGATTGCATATCCAGGCCCACCAGCCAGGTCGCCTAGAATAGCCATTACCGCCGGGTAAGTTGGCGTAAACACCTCACCGTCGGCAACCGCATAGGTCATGGTTACGGCGCCTTCGACACGTTCGGTTTTAACCGCGGCCTCACGAACGCTTGCAAGCAAATCGCCCTCAATCGCCTCGATAGCCAGCATACATTGTGCGGTGATAACCTGCCGTGGCACCTGGTCGGGTGGGAAGTCGTGTCCATCCAGAATGACATTTGCGCGTGGCCAGGCCAGCGGCTGTCGAGGGTCTGCTTTGGAACCTACCCAATCAAGCCCTTCCAGATAGTCCATCGCCTTAATCAGTAACGGCGCGGGCTTTTCAGGCAACTCAATCCCTCTCAGCGCGGCAAATGACGCCAGTTCATCTTCGCTGGCGTAACTGTTAACGTCAGCGGCGGTGATATTGGTATTAATCATCTGAGCTTCCATAGAATGGGGCTTACGCCCCATCGGTTAGCCAGCGGCAGGCGCGGTGAAGGTGATCTCCTCACTGGATTTAGCAATACCATCAACAGTACCGGTGACTGTGAAAATACCTGCCGTATCAGAGGTGAGTTTGACCGTTGCACCACCAGCAGAGCCGGTTTGAGAACTGGCCGTGCTAAGCGTGCCACCTGTGGACGTCCACGCGACGGTTTTACCGGATACACCGGAGGCATTCAGCGTGTACTTCAGAGAAACAGTTACCGCGTCTGTGCTGTCAGCGGTTGCGGAGGTTTTATCCGCTGACAGCGTTACTCCCCCACTGCGGATTCCAGTTTAATCAGCACGCCTGCCGTAGATTTGTTGCTGGTGAAGTGCTTCTTCCAGTTACCTGCAGTGCCGATTTTGGTCAGGTCCGGGTTGTCGCCTTTGGAGGTATCCCAGCTGTAACCCAGCAAATCGACATTAACAACGCCTTCAGCACGGTAGCCGATCGCCAGGTTTTCCTGATCGTTGATGTCGTAGGAACGGAACCCCGGCGCCTGCGACTCGGTGACGGTAACCGCTCCGGCTACCAGCCCAAGGATCGCATCAGCGTCCATGGTGTCGGTCACAAGCACAGGTTTACCCAACGTACCCGGCTGCCCGCCGTAAACCACCACGCCAGCTTCTTCATAGATTTTGTTGGCGATCGCCTCATCCACTATGTCGAAGTAAGTGGCGGAGTGCATAACGAAGAGCACAACACGGTTGAACTTGTCGCCGTACTTACGCAGGCCGCGCGTCAGGGTCTTCTTACCGTCTGTTTCGATATCGGCGGTAACCACCATGTCCGCGTTTGCGCCAATAGCAGCCGTAAGCGCTTTCAAGCCATATTTCACATAGCCTTCCAGCGTCGCGTCAGCCACATCAGTGCCGATCACTTCTGAGAACTCGTCAACCGAGCGGCCGCGGCGTTTGAACGCTTCTTCAGTAGTTTCGTATGGACCGTATTTCCACGGCGCTTTGACGGATACGGCTTCACCGGCGCCAATCTTCTTACCCGTCACCTTTTCGGTGGAGTTAACGTTACGCGATTCAATAGAGCCGCCCACCTTGTAGAACGCTCGCTTGCGGAAGTCGCCTTCAATCAGCTCGTTATCCAGCAGGATCGCGCCGTTGGAGGACGCGTTGAAAATAGCCAGGTTGTCCTGGCGGCGCTCGAGGAAAGCAGTCTGCGCCAGGTCGTCATAAATGATCAGGTCACTATTAACAGTGGTAGGCATGGGTTAATCCCTTATTTCGGAAGTTTGAGGAAGGCCTGCTGGCCATGCTTGCGGATGTAGTCCGCTTTGTCGCTGGCGCTCATTTCGGAACGTTTCAGGCTGCCACCGCCGTTTGGTTTGTGTCCGCCCGCGCCGGTGCCTTCTGCGCGTGGGAACAGATGCGGAGCCGTCTCCTTAAGAGACTCAGCCCACTCAAGCGGGCTTAGTGGAGTTTTGCCGTCTTTACCGAACAGAACATCGCCATTTGCATCAACTGCTACGGCCTCGCCTTCGTCGTTGAGCTGGAATGTGCCTTTGGCACGCAGAATCAGATCGTCGGATGCTTCAGGCAGCGCGCCAGCTTTTGAGGCTGCTGCACGGATTGCATCCCCCAGAACTCGATCCCGGAATTTGTTGGAGAACGCTTCGGCTTTGTCGGCGCGTTCATTTGCGGCTTTAATCTGCTTATCAACGTCAGCACGCAGACGCTCGGTGCGCTTATCGAGCACCTCATCAATTTTCCCGGCGGCAATCAGCTTTGCCTCTTCGTCGTCGGAAAAACGCTGGAGGATCCCACGTACAGCGTCAGGATCGATACCATCGAAGCGCGACAGGGTTTCTTTTTGCTGCTTGATGGTGCCCAGCAGCTCAGAGTTTTTCGATTTCAGGCCTGTAACTTCGCTGGTCACGCGCTCATCAATCAGCTTCTGAATTTCTGGCGTGATTTCGATACCACCGCCACCGCTGCCCTCTCCGCCACTTTCTGGTGCGTAAAATTTCAAGAGCATGTTTCGAATTAACATAATTTCCCCTTGGGATTTTGCTGGGCCTCGCCCATAAAAAAGCCCCGGCGGATGCCAGGGCGTGAAGAAAGTAATGGTTGTTAGTAGTCAGTACCTGAGAGCTGTTTCAGACGTTCCAGGCTGATCCACTCGCCTTTGTCAGTGAACATATCAGCCAGGTCGATTTCACCCGCGCGGAACAGACGGCCACGCTCGGCACCCAGAACCTGATCCTGCCGTTGAGCTGGCTGGCGCTCGAGCCATTCCAGATACGTGGTTTTAGCTGGTACCTGTCCATCCATGCTGGCACGAGTGCCCTCGTCCATTTCATCAATATCAATGCCGAGTTCGCGCCAGGACTTGAGAATCAGAGTTTCAGTAGAACGGCAGCAGAAATGAATCTTCCCGGGTCCCTGCAGGTAAGGCACCTTATGCCCGACCGGTTTGTTATCCAGGGTGTAACGCAGCAGGTCACGAATAATGCAGTCGTGGCTGGTTTTATTGTCCAGCGTAGACAGCCACTGTTTGCCTTTCACGATATCGCTGTTGGCACTGGTGAAGCTGTTGCGCGCTGTGGCAGCCAGATGATTCACAGCTGTTTTAGCGATGCTGGCGGCGTTTGCCCTGCTCATCTGCAGCGCCCCGTCGAGATAGTCTTTGTTGGCGTGGCCACGAACATTGCGCGCGATAGTTTCTACCGTGTCGCCAGCAAGATAACCCCTGCGGACGGCGTTCACGATACGCGCCAGCCTGTCCGATTCCAGATTCTCCGCCCACTCACTCAGCAGCCGCCCCTGAAAGGGTTGCGCCATCGCCGCGGCATACACCATATCGGCGGTGATGCCCTGCAACGGATAGTGAGACAGGACCTGTGATGGCAGAAGGGAATCGAACAGGCTCAGCTGATAACTGGCTTCGTTCTTTGCCAGCGCCACCAGCTCACTCTCGAGCCCTGCCTGCATGGTGGCTACGGCCTGATGGTTAAGATCGCGCACGCTGCCCAGTAAACTCTGCAGACGATTAACGGTGAAGCTCTCCGGAGGCAATCTGTCCAGCGCATCCAGCAGGCGTGCCGACAGTTCTGCGTCCGTCTCGTTGAGCAACTTCACCATCCGGTTTGCCACTCCAGTGGCGTAGCGACTTAACCAGACGGAATGTGCGATCGACTCATCGCGCAAGCTTTCGTTAATGGTGGACATATCAGCCTCCCGTCAATGTTGGTGCCTGATTGCGAAGAGCATCAATAACCTCGTCCGGGCTGTCGGCCGGGTCAATGAGATCGAGCTTCTGCAGCGCGCGAATCATATCGCTATCGCGCAGCGCACCGGACTGCCAGGCATTGACGATTGCCGTCACCATGCCCGACTCAGCAACCTTCGCGATGAATTCCTGATTGATGGTGTAGCTCGTCGATTCTCCCTTGATGCCGAGGTATTTCGCACACCATCCAAGCGCCAGCGTATAGGCCTCAGAAACGTTTGATACGCAGATCCCGAGCACCGACGTTGAGGATGTTTGCTCCCCACTCGCCTGCGTCGCAGTCTTCGCCGTGGCGTTCTGCTCAATCAGTCGGGCGCCCAGCTGCACCATGTAATCGCGCTTGCTGTCCATGGCCTCTTTAGCCAGCATGTTCGGCTGCGCCTGGGCATAGCCAAACGAGCCCTCCCTGGGAAGCAAAAGCGGTGATCGGGAACCAATTTTCACGCCCTTCTTCTCGAGGTGATCGCGCCAGTTTGTATCAAGTCCAGTCATGTACGGCTGCACCTGGCCACAGAACCACACGCTATCCTCATAGTCAGCGCTGTTTCGGTAATGACCGTGGTTTATCTCCACCAGCGCAGCAAGCGGTGAGTCATCAATTGTGGGATCGTTGTTCTGAGCGCCGACAAAGGTGAACGGAATTTCGTCCCAGTAGTCCTGCCCTTTTGGCTTAGGACGGTATTCACTGTCGACGGTGTAGGTTCCGCTTGCGGTGCCACCAGCCCGGCGCCATACCCGGCAGATGAACCGCCCTTCTTCCAGCGCCAGCTCGCGGTACTGGATTTCATCCTTGTAAGCGAAACCATCCGGCTCTTCTACGCATTCGCGCAGGACCACAAGCACCAGCTGATCGCGTCCGTTAATTCGCTTCGTTCGCCAGTTAATGATGTTCTCTGCCGGATAGCGAAGGATGATTGCTTCGTCGGACTCTTCAGCGTAATCGACGTAAATGCCCTCTCGCGCAACCTCAAGCACGTTCTCAGCTACCAGTTGCGACTGCTGATAGATGCTGGTACCGGCCCCGTCAGCATTGTCCAAAAGGTACTTCAGCTTCTCCGGACCGTTAAACGTGGGGTCTTTGCGATACGCCATCCCAAGCATGCCGATCTTCGTATTGCCGGCAATGGCGTAGAACACCGCTCGGCTCAGATAATCTTCGTTGCGTTTGCGGTTACGCGTGGATTTATCGGTTGGGTCGAGATAAGGCAGATATTTATTACCCGCCGCCTTTACGGCCTCAGCTCCTTTGCAGAAGTCCCTGTATTTCCGCCAGGCAGCAGAAGCCGCCCGGTGTTCTGGTCGAACCCAGGTGATATCGTCGTTTGCCATATCAGAAAGTTGTGTCCATTGTGATTGAGTATGCCGGCTTCACGATCGGATAATCCTTCACGATGAAGTACCCACCAGCATCATTGGGGTGATCGTTATCTGCTGATTTATCCGGTTCTCCATTTTCCGCCCAGATTTGCTGCTCGAGGCTCTCGGTGTAAACCGGGCAGTTCTGGACATTCACCAGATAGCGGCGTTCGCCGTTGGCGTTACAGAACATGGCGTTCATCGAGTTGATACGGTCCTTAACCGGCGGGTTGGCATCATCAACAATGACGCTGAATCCGGCATCGTTGAGCTGAGCAATATCGGTCTTGCTGGCGTTCTGCGATTTGCGTGAGTCACCAGAGGCATCCGGATAGATGTAAATCTCCCGGCTCTTAACGTAGCGTCCATCCTCGTAGCGCCAGAACTCTTCCTGGATGCGCTTAATCATCGCCGGAGTATCGTAGACCTTCACGAGTTCACGAACCGCACGCGGCAGGCCATTACGCTTTACGTGAACAATCGCGGCCATTTTCCCTACGTTGAAGTCCATACCAATAAATAGCGGATCCCCGTCCTGAATCTCGTCAGAACAGTTATTCAGCTTACGGTTGAACGTGTGGTAAATGGTCCCGCTGTTGAGGTTGGTGAACTTCCCTCGCAGGTATGCCTGAATCAGTTCGTCAGGGTAAGAGCTCAGCAGCGATGGGATGTAATCAGGCGGTAGATTCTTCGCATTGTCGAACGTGCTGGCCTGAATCAGTCCATACAGAGCCGCCAGTTGCGGTTTATCCCGCACAGCCTTAACGAACTGCTGGTAGACAAACTTGAAGCCTTCCGGCGTTGTGGTGACGTCAATTCCATTTCTCAGGCCGGGAATGTTGTAGCGCATACGAGCGATGATTTTTCGCCACGCCTGCTGCGCTTTGGCAGCCGCCATGACGTCCAGCTCATCCACCATCGCATTACCGATTTTGAAACCGACTATCGAGCCGGGCTTCTCCATCGAGCGGCAGATTGTGGTCCCGCGGAATCGTCGCCCCTCGTAGAAGTGAACCTCTTTGTTCCCCTCGTTGATTTTGACGGTCAGCCCCCAGTCAAAGGCCACCTCCTCTATCGTCGGGTAGAAGATGTCACGGATCTGCGGGTACGTCGGCGCGAAATAACCCTGGTTAATCTTCGGGTGTTCCCACATCCCCTTACAGATGCCGCCACACCCCACCCACGTCTTACCGGAACCGAACCCGGCAACATAGGCTTTGAATTTGTGCTGCATCGCGAGGAAGCGCGCCTGAGGAATGTTAAGTGTCGGGCTGATCCCCATCGTCTGCCCTCGCATCCACTAAGTTGATATTGATCTGCACTGGGGTTGGTTCATCGTCCTCGCCATCACCGGCCAGCTCTTTACGGAGTTTCTCGACCTCAAGCTGCCGACGCTCGATTTCAATCTGCTGCAGGCGCTGCGCGAACTCGCTATCGACCAGGCCCAGGCGCTTCATAACAGCTTCGAACATCCGCTCGCGGCTGATTGCGGTTATCTCGACGCCATTCTTGCCAACCTTCACGCCGGAGTAAGCGAGCCGAGAAGCTGCCGGGAGTTTGCGCGTATCGGGGAAATAAGGCTGTCCAATGCCGTCACCATTGCAGCGTGGGCATTCAGGATTGGGCTCTCGGGTATGGTCGTAACCGTAACCGCCGGAATCTTCAGGTTCACGTCTGTCACGTTCAACAGCCTCGAGCCTCTTCTCTTCGAACTCAACTGCATCACGCCACTGGTAATGATGACCGAAGCCCCAGCAGTAACGACACGCTCCGCGGCGGTATTGCGAAAGCTGATTGGCATCGAAGGTAGCAAGCTGCCACATTTGCGCGAGGACTTCATCGGCACTGCCAAGCGTGCGCACAATGGACGCTTTTTGCTGCTGCGCAATTGCATGCGCAACTGAAGTTTTATGAAGGAGTTGATAGCCGATTTGTTCAGCTGATTTTTTACTGTACCCAGCTCGGCTAGCAGCCCGAGCGGCGTTGTTGTCCTTCAGGTACTCCGCGACAAATAAGCGCTGCTGAGCAGTAAGTCCATCATCATCCACAAGTTCATTTGCGCTTTTATCTTTCTGCGCAGTGCGCATTTTTTTCTGCGCAGATTTTTGCGCAGTTTGCGCAGAAGTTTTTTTAATGTGTCGACGTGCAGTCGCGTAATTCAGTCCCTGAGCTTTACACCATTCTTTTGGGGAGATGCCGGTAGCGGCATGGTCGGACAGGAACCGTTGCTGAAGCACGCCCCAGTCCGGTTTGATCATAGAAATTATCCAAGTATTAAAGTCCGGATTCGATATGCCGATAACTCAAGAAAAGGAGATATAAATATGTTCATTTGCTACCTATGTGAAAGTGCAGCCAATCTGATTTCTAAGCCTTCAGCTACCAGCTCATACATAGAGTGCCCTCATTGTGTGAATTACATTATCGAGGATAAATTAACCAGTTTGTCCAAACAGGTAAGAAACAGTGCAGCAAGGTACTCTCACAAACATAAACGTTATTTAGGTGAGACGTTGAAGTTCTATCAAATAACTAGAACGTACAAAGAATGTCCTGACCATGTGTACATGCTTAGCTGCAGGGTCAAAGCTCCTTAATGCATTGTTTTTTATGTAATAGCTTAATTCAATTGTATGAGCCGACTTTATCCAATATGTTTATACAGTTTAAATCGATACGTTGCTCGCGAGTGACCAATTCCCGCCAGTTTACGTGTACAATGAGGTTTCCATGAAAGATAAAATAATTAGCATTTCAACGCAGGTTAGAGAAGCCCTTGAGGGTAGTAAAAAAACAGATCACCAATCCTACTCATCTTTTAGCATTGCCGATTTCCCATGCGGATGCTGTGGTGATACATCTGAGGTTTTGCAGGTAGTCTTATATAATCGACTCGGAATAACCACACACTACATAAGCGGCACACACTACTCAGAGGAAGGGACCTCAAGTATTGGAAATGGCGCGAGTCATGCATGGCTTGAGTTCGAGGGAATGATAATAGACATAACTGCTGACCAGTTTAATGATAGAGGCTTTCAGAATGAAGCCATTATTGTTACTGAAGCATCATCATTCCATGACTTGTTTATTGAGCGAAATCATCGGAGGATCTTCAATCCTCAACAAATCCCTCCCCATACCTTACTGCAGACAATTAATTACGTACTTAAATTTGTTAACTAGATTCCGCAGGCAAGCATGATTTGATATGTGCCATACAATCAGAAATTTTTAACCGCCCTATAGGGTTACCATCCCAACGGTGATAGCTTAGGTAACGATGGTTGCAGCCATCATAAATTTATTCATAATCCTCATAGATTTGTCGACAATACAGCTTATGAGATGTTAAGAAGGAAGACGAAATGATTGGTCTGTACACAGCTGGCCCAGCCGGTATGGTTATTGAGATCGCCATCAAAAAAGCTGTTGAAGCTTTTAGTAAAAAATCGATAGATGATGATCAGACACCTCAGCAGTTAAATGAGGAAGCACTTAAGGCTGAGCTGCAGTCAACCGTTCTTCAAGCTCAAGCAAAAGTACAACAAGAACTGTCCATAGCTCGCAGGATACTTGTGGCTGACGAGGTAGAAATCGAAGAATATTATGATGGTTCAGGTTCAGCAGGTATTGGCTTAAAATCGAGCCCTGATAATGTATCATTTGGCATAAACGGTGAGGGAAAGAAAATCACAAAAAGAGTCATCAAATTCAAAGGATTTAATGGACAGATTGACCAGATTCTTCAGCAAATAGATGATGAATCTTTGAAATCACTTAGTGCAGAGTCCAAATAAAGTATAGCGGACGGATTCGTCCGCCTCATTCTGCTAGTTGCACATCTTATTTATATAATCCTGCAAATAGCCAACCTGCTTCGTCACTGTGGCGATTCGCTTTCTGAGGGTAAAATAATCCCGTTCAGCGGAGTCAGTAAGTCGGGGGCTGGAAGCATCGCCCAAGCCGCCGGTGCCGGCCGTTCTGTTCGCGGGACATCTGGCGTTGACGTGCAGCCCACACTTACCAGTGCTAACGCAACGCTGCAGATCTTCAAGCTGAGATTTCGCATCAGCTAATTCCTTCGTGTATTTGGCATCCAGCGCAGCGACACCTCGCTGGCGAGTCTGCATGTCTTTGATGGTGGCGTTCGCCAGGGTCAGTTGTTCGATAGCTTTAACGCGCTGGTCTTTGTAGGTGATGGCGTTGTCCCGTTAGTGGTTAATCGCCCAAACCATTGAAAGCAGCAGGCAGATAACGACAGCGCAGATGATTGCGGTTAATCGGCTCATTTCTGGCCCCACTCGCAAACTTCGCGCTCAATCTCCCGGCGCGTTACTCACCCTTTCCACTGTTTGCCTCCAGCATGAGTCCAGCACCGCAGCTGATCGCATACGCCTTTCAGGTTCCCATGTCCACCAGCTCATCTGCGCTTTTATCTTTCTGCGCAGTGCGTGCTATCTTTCGCGGGTAAATTTTTGTATTTTGCGTAGCAGTTTTCTTGATATAGCGACGAGCAGTTACATAATTAAGGTTAAGTGTCTCGCACCATTCCTTAGGGGATATGCCAGTAGCAGCGTGATCAGACAGGAACCGCTTCTGCAGCTCGCCCCAGTCCGGCTTAGCCATTGTTACCTCTAAACTGAATGAACTTTAGACGTCACTCACAGCTTCAGTATTTGAAGCAATGAAGTATTTTTCTCAAAGAAATCTTGAAATGAGGATTTAAGCTTATGAAATATGTATAACTACGATGACGTACAGAAAATCAAGGCCAATCTCGAGTGGATAGTGCATCAAGCCTCTGCCCGGTCTCATTTGCGCACTGAGCATGACCAATTAGTGATTTCCGATCTAATGGAACTCATCCAGACATATGAAACGCTTCTGGACCTTGTAAGCCAATTTGGAGCTTCCGTCTTAAATTCGGAAATCATAGCGGGTCTATCAATCACAGAGGAATTCATTGCTAAAGTTAAGCGGAATGAGGGTGCGATGTGAGCGATCAACACACTAAGTGGCGATTGATTTGTGTTTTGAAGCTTCAAACTGGTGGATTACAGTTTGAAGCTTGGGTTATTTAATTGCCGTACAGCCGGTTGAAAAGCGCATTTTTCATCGCATCAGAATCAATCGGATCCAGGTTTAACCAAGTCAATGTCTCACGATTCTTTTCTGCATTGAAATCAGAAAACACACCATGGATATCACCGTTATCAGGTGAGTAGAGAACAGCAATATTCTGTTCTGGACAGCTGTGTGGTTTACATCCTGACAGCGCAATATACTTTTTGCCCGCAACTGTTACTTCGGTTGATGGCGTGCTCGTACCACCACTTTTTACCCATGCAGGTAATTTGTTTTTACTAATAAGCTGGGAATAGCTTTTAGACGTGCTTTTTGCACTGGCGAAGTCAGAAAGATACTGCCCTTCCTCAGCAACAGCGCTGAACGAAACCAAAGCCATAGCAGCGATAATCACTTTACCTTTCATGTTAATCCTCATTCCATAAAGACACCTCAACTCTATACCTTTACAGTCGCTATGTCAGCCCTATGGATAATCAGAGCATTTGATGTTACTGCCCGGCCCAAATGATCAGGTAAGGATTATCCTAATCGCTACCGCTTATGCTTGTTGATTACTGGCTATTTGCCAGGCTGTTTAGGACTCTGATGAGGAGTTTGCCAACTCCAGGGAATCATCAATAAAAAGAGCAAGTTAAACTGAGACTCTGGTAGCCCTCCATGTGAGGGCATTTTTTTACATTGCTGCGCTTCTCTTGTTAAATATTGAGTCTTTTCTACAATTTAATAGTGCTTTGCTATGTCAGGTAAAGCCGTCGTTCAGGAATACCCGTGTGCTCAAGGACGAGCCATCCCTAGTAATTTCTTTCCAGCTCGATCTGCCTTATGCCAGCGAAATTATTGTTGCCCTTCTCAATTACGGCCAGTAGCGGCTTTATCCACAAGACCGCCTGACAGTACGTCATTGAGCTGGCGGCAGCGGCACTATCATCGGCTGTGTCAGGTCTGTTGGTATCGGTGTGCAAGGCGCTGGCACGTAAACGGTGCGCGTATTCGAGCAACCCGCCAGCGATATCAGCAGGAACAGGCAGATCACAGGTTTTTTCACGGCGGAGAATCTCCCGGTATTCGATTACGGTTTCTTCGGTGCTGGTGTCGATTAGGGAATTCAGCCTGTTGGTTTGTTCCGCCACCTTATTGAACCGATTGAAGTTGAATGCTTGGGTGGCGATTATCTGCTCCTGAAGAGCATTGTCACTGCGAAGAACCTCATTATCACTCTGCAGGCCGTTGGCATCTGAGCAACTTTTAACGAGTGCGACTGAGAGACCAGCAATAACCACAACCGCGATTGGTAAAAGATTAAAGTTCACTGGTCTATCCCCCAGCACGCCAAAGCACTTTCCTGGTCTCGCCGTTCTACCTGACCGTAGCAGCCGTTCTTCTGGCCTTTAGTCAGGCGGCAGTCGCGGCCAGCGTCTCTAATCCACCAGCGAATTGCCTCGCATGCCCCGGGGCGGTCACCGGCATTGATGCGCTTATAGAACGTTGACGGGAAGCACTTACCCGGCCCGATGTTGTACGGACAGAAAGATGCGATTCCAGCTTTCTGCGGTTCGGTAAGCGGTACCGAAATATTGCGGTCAACCCATGCCAGAGCCTTATTGCGTTCGATAGCATTCACCAGATTGCATTTGGCCTGTGTCAATTTCATGCCCTGCACAACCGGTTTACCATCAACCATCGTTGCGCCGCGGCAAATAGTCCAAATACCACCACCATCTTTGTAGGCCGTGAGGCTGTTACCCTCTTTCTCATTCAGAAACTGATCGAGAATTACGGATGCAGGAGCACCAGCCAATACCAGCCCCAGAACTGCAGTACTCAGCTTTGCTCTGGATCCCATCACTCACCTTCCTTTTGTAATGCCTCAACGACCACGCTTGCAGCAGCAGGACGCTCGTGAAGGGGTTTATCACCAACGCCTTTCAGGTAGTCATTGACCATTTTTGTTCGAATCTCATCCTCTCTACGCCTACGGTTTGCATCCACTCGCCCGTTAATGTAGGAGGCAAGCGAGATAAGCAGACCAGCAGCGCCAAAGAACATGAACACCAGATCCTGAGTGGTAAATCCAATTGCTGACGCCAGAGCTGCTACCCACGCGAAAAACTGCGTGAAGATGTTCCCTGAATCATTCATTTTCATGGTCTCTCACCTCGCTTTGTGCGGGTGCTATTGCAAGAAATAAAAAAGGCCGCCAAACGGCAGCCTTGTGAGGGTTAAAACCTGCTGGAGCTTCCTTCTTCTGAGGAATGCAAAAAATTAAATAATCCTTAAGAAGAACTATTTAAAGCTTTAAAACAATTAACTATTCACATAGTTTTTAAATGTTATCATTTGCGTTAAGTTAAAAACTTATCCTCATAGGGATATAAGAGATACAAGCGGGTAGCACTGGCATTATTAATGCGGAGAAGATTGATGTCGTTCTCCGCACTTTTTAGTGCACTGAGCTAGCTATCAAATATCTACCTGCCACCACATTAGTACCAGACACATGCTCAGACATTTAGCCCCCTCTTGCTCTGACTCCTCCATTCAGAAAATTTGAGTGGATAGATAAAAAAAGCCCGCTCTTTTGAAGCGGGCCAATCAGTTGACTATTTGTAAGGTAGGTGTGAGTGAAACCAATGACTCAGTAGTGAAGCTGTATCGGCTGGTTCACATAAGGTTCAGGAGAACCAACGAGCATTCAGTAACTTCTCACGACTTAAAGCGTAGCAGTAGTTTTCCAAGTCATAAAAAAAGGCCTGCGTTTTATGGCAGGCTCTCAAGGAATTTGAAACTTGTGTTGTTGTTTTCATGGTGCCGGGTGCCTCCCGGTGACTCTACCCCAGTCAGCAAAGACGCGCGCATACCTGCAGATAGCAGTTGACTGGAACGCCCTTTCGCTTAGAAAGGATTCACCACGTGAATAAATTACGATTAATTCATTCACCCGGTCAATACTGTTCACCATTCACAAAAAAAAGCCTGCTCGGACAAGCAGGCATAAATAGCTAAGTTGGCAATAACTGAGGGAGTGGTGCCGGGTGCCTCCCGGTGGAAATGATCACAGCATTCATTTCCGCGCGCTGGTTGGACACTCTGGAGAAATGTCCTGCTGAACCGCCCCTCCGCTTAGGGGGATCCACCACAAAAACGCTTTCAGAAACATCCATTCCGCAGGATGCTTAAGAAGCATATGTGCAGTATGAAGAATCTGCCACATAATCAGATGAATATATTCATCTAAATGGTACAGGCAGAGGGCCTTCAATCACCTCAGCTTCTCCGTTGTCGCAGATGTCGTCACCCTGTGTAAGATGCCAAATGCCATTAAATGTTAGTCCCGTCTCAAGGTCTTCGGTAACGCCATTGCTGTAGTAAGCAACCTGAATCCTGCCGTTGTGCTGAATCCAGTAGAAACCTTCTTCCATATTCCCTCCTGCGTTGTTGGGGAAATTATAAGTCACCGCAGGGTTGAATGGTTTTAGATATTCTTAAGTCGCTATTAAGCAAAAAGCCCCACGGAGTTAACCGCAGGGCTTTAAACGAAGGCAATAACCCATCGTTAGAGCAAAATTACCACAGATTAGGGAAAAGTAAATAGTTCACGATAAATTCACGCCCTACTTTGTGATCTGCTTGAGCTGCGCATCAGCCCATGCCTCTTCGATGTCAAACTTGGTGATTAGCTGATCGTAAAAGGGCTTAACAGACTTCTTCCAGGTGTCGAGGCTGATTGCTTCCGTTATCTGGCACACCGCGGCGTAAGCCTCAGTTGATGGAATTCGCTCAAACCCCCGCCCACTGCAGCGCTTGCAATCAGCCAGTACCGGGACGCCCTGCTGCTCTGTAAGAGCCTGATTAACAGCTTTCCCGCGGCCATGACAATCTCTACAGGCACAACTAACAACCTTCTTCCCCTTACACTGAGGGCAGAGAACGCGTGCTACCTCCCTGACCTGCCTCCGTACCTCATACTCAGAAGGTCGAATATTTTCGACACCCATACTCAGCGACATCTTCACGAACTTCTTATCTTTTGTCGGCGTGTGAGACTTCATGCAGAAAACCTCAGCGTCAATAAACCCTTCCCCATTGCAGCCATCGCACTGTTTCACGCTGGCGGCGCTGCGGGAATAGTCCTCGAACGCGAAGCTGGCCAACTGATGCATCACCATTGGCTTAACCCCGGCATCCAGTTTGCGCAGCGCAGCAACCCGATCGCATTTGGTCAGCGCGTACTGGGCCAGTAACTCGATCGCCCTCTCCCGGTCATTGTTGCTGATACCCATCTTCCCGAGAAAGGCGCTATAACCCAATGCTGCCCGTTCCTGAGTCATGCCCATAGCGGCCATGATATCCGTTCCGGTTAATGAGTCTGACGCCGTAGCACGCGGAGAGTCGCTAATCATTGTCGATTTGGCGAAGTGATATTTGAGGGTATTTTCAAGATTCATGCGGTCTCCAACTCGGTAATGGTGAGTTCTAATTTCCCGCCCTTAACGACAGGCATTTTCACAACGCGATAGTCGACTACCTGGCAGTCATCCAGCCAGAATTCCGCCTTGGTTAAAGCGTCAAAAGCTGCCTTCTGCAGGTTATCCAGATCACGGCGCCGGCAGTCGGGCATGTGACATTCAATTCGGATTTTTAGTGGTGCGGCCGTGCGGATATTAAGCCGGGCGCTTCGAATGACACTGGCGACCGCATAGCGATACGCTACGCCATCAGCGCTAATGTGAGTGCGCCCGCGGTTGTGCCGGTAATACCGGTTGTTGCTCGGCGGCCAGGGCAAAGTGATTTGATATGTCTTCACGCTCACCCCCACATCCGGTTTCGCCAGCGGCTGTCCGGGCGCGCTGGTGTATTTGAGGTCGGAAGGAATGCACTGACAGTCCAGGTCACGTAATCCGGGTTAAGGCTGCGCTCAACCCGAACGCCGCGCGCTTTGTAACGCTTAACCAGTTCGTCGGCCTGTTCGGTGCTGCAATCGGTGTGGTGGAACCAGGTCTTCTTCATTCCATCACCCCGCAAAGCCAAGTAGCTGCGCAGCGACATTTTCTGCCTCATCACGACTACGGAATGAACGCGACAGGACCCAGCGCCAAAGAACATCGAGCGCAGCTTTATAGAGCTGCTGGAACTCGAACTCGTCCATGTTGGCGAATGAGATGCTACGAGGATGTTTTTTTAGTGTTCCGTCAGGTAGCTGAATGGCATCAAAGTGCCCTGCCTCAACGATCACCCATGAGCGGTAAGCATCGAAGGATTTGCACAGGCTAATACCATTCGTGACTCGCCGGTAAGCAACCTGCTCAAGATACTGCTCAGCAGCATCGATCAGCGCGCCCTCATTCCCGCCATACGAAGCCAGGAACTTGGCGTAGCCGGTAATCAGCTTCCGCTCGTTACTCGAAATAGCCCCGCCTGTTGGTTCCCAGTATTCAAAACCGAGATTAAGAAGCGCGAAAAAGCGCCGGTGAAATGCCGGGTTACGTACCCGCCTGAACTCGGCAACTAGAACATCGCCGAGCCGGGTTTTGGATTGTAGGATATCACTGGTCTCGGGTGTGGCCGGGATCAGTATTCCTGAGTGGTGTTTTATAAGTTGTAATTCTAGCGCCATGGTTCTCTCCGTGGCGCATCAGGTATAGGTTGTTCAGGCCTATGAAAGAATAATATCAGACGGTGGTGTAAGTTGGTACCCCAAAGGGACTGAATATATCTATATAGCCATTACTCATACCATCGATATTTATACCTAACATTATTAATCATGTTAGGATTAAAAAGTCTAAAAGAGTTATGAAGGTAACTTTCCTGATTTAAAACCAGCAACACACTGACCTAACAACTTTACAAGGAAAGAATGTCACTTTGAATTCCTTCATTGAGTTACACTTCATATTTTGAACAATAAATCAATAAATCAAGTTTAACCTAAAAAGGAAGGTAACTTTATTATTGACTTCAATAACATACATATTATCTACTCCTCGAGGAAGCTAGTAATAGCATTCGTGTTAATGTGTGGCTCTGTTTTAGATGGTTTAAAAGCTTTTGGCTCATTAACACCTTCCGCCATAAACACTTCAGACAGCACAGTGACAATTGATGTTAATTCATAATTAAGGGCCGTGCCTTTTAATTTTTGAGATAAACACTTTACTGCCAGATGATGTGCTTCAACGCTAGCTCTTTCATAACGAGATTTCTTTTCCTTTAAAGCAGAACATTCCTTCAACGATTTACATAAAGCAGTTCCATCATCAATTTTCGCAAGCAAATCAGTAATGAACATATGCAGTATGATAAAGCCTGTATATCCACCAGCTAATATTTTAGCATCTACAGCGTATGCTTCACCAACTCCAAGTATAAGTAGAGTCACTATCCAATTTATAAAATAGGATAACACCTTCGACCAAGTCATTTGTCACCCCCTGGCTTGATTCAATGACTCAAGAACATTTGAAGGTGTGGAGGCTAAAATCTCAATAAAATTAACAATACTGTCTTTATCAAATGCCTCTTTTATACCTGAACTTATAATCTCCACGGAAAATGTCAATACCGTATCATTTTCACTAGTTGTATTTATAACAAGTTTAACGCCTAGTCTAGACCTGTTAAAATCATTAACAACCTTTTCAAGAACAATACTTTCTGGAATAATATTTTTATCAATGTTTATTGACAAAGATAGTCTATGTAGACCCAAGGTATCAGATATTCTCTCAAAAAGCTGAAATTTCGCACTCTTGTACGAAAAACCGACTAAAATCATATCGCCTTCTTCGACCTTAGAATCCGGGTTGGCATCCTTTAACCTCGAGTGTTTAATAATTTTAAATTCACTCATGGTCTTGAAGGTTCGAAGCACTTCAAGCAAAGAAACTAATTGTTTATTTTTTTTTGACATAACTATCTCCTTATAAAAAACAAATCAGTGTATATTTTACCGCACCGATACATTAATTTGCAACCTTCATTTTGTCTCTTCCAACTCAAAAAATGAACCTTAAAATTATTTTAAACTAAGATGTGTAAAACACATGAAAAGGCCGCTGAAGGAGCGATTAGAATTGATCATTTATCTGGCATTCCTAAGCGAGTTCGGATTGTAATCTGAAGAAGTAGAGAGCAGACCTCATCAAGCCTGATTTACTAGGCAATCCTAGAAACCTCCTTTATGGGAATTTTTTTATTTCAAAAAATAACCACAATCAAATCGCAGAGAATTAAAGAGATAAAGGACCGCTTCTTGCTCATAACGGATGATATCCCCCCTTAGGCGCCAATTTAGCTTTCATCCTCTCATATTTCGCGTTTAGCAACTCCGCTGGCGTTGCCCCCTTCGAAGCTACGTGCGCTGCCAGCGCACGTCGAACACACGGGATCGGCTTCCCAGCCAGAACCCGCTTTGCCCACATATCCAGAATAGCGCCGGCTTCCCGCTCGAGTTATTTAAGACTAAACTGGCCATCAGTTCCGCGGCGACGCAACTCGAGGCAGATATGGTAAGAAACTGGCTTCGTCCATGGGTATTGCTCGCTGCTCGGTTACCGGAACACCAGCTTACGCCACTTCCAGTATTCAGCCATGACGTCACCGATGGTGATCCCCAGCACGTATCGCCGTTCGCTGCACCACTTGATGAACTGGCCAGGCGACGGCAGGAATGGACGCTCCTGACGGCGCACCATGCGCATACCGGCCTCAACCTGCTCCATGGTGGTACATCGCCGAACCGGGTTTTGGATTGCAGAATATCGCTGGTCTCGGGCGTTGCCGGGATCAGTATTCCTGAGTGGTGTTTGATAAGTTGTAATTCTAGCGCCATGGTTCTCTCCGTGGCGCATCAGGTATAGGTTGTTCAGGCCTATGAAAGAATAATATCAGACGGTGGTGTAACTCGGTACCCCAGCCGTTTTGCAAATTGCATAAACCCGTTTAGAGTGAATATTTCTTCCTCTTCGAGTAACGGTCTTAATGAAACTATTCCATTTACTCGATAAACCAGATATCTCCCTTCCGCCGGGAAGCTATAGATAACTGCTTTATCGGCCCTTCTGACCACGTCGTACCATTGATCATCTGCATTAAAGGCATCTGCACTACACACTATTTCCCCCAGAGCGACTTATTGACGCGGTAAACAGTAATCGGGAACAGCCAGGGGAACGCAAACAGCGATACTCTTTGAAACTGCTCCAGTGAAATTCACGCGATTAATAAAACCACTCGTCCGCGCTTTCCCAAGTCTCCTGCACGATTTGCTCAACCTCTTTCTTGTCGCCCCCGAAAACACTCAGACCATCATTGCTGGCACGCTTGATCGATAGCTGACAATTATCAAACTGCTTGCTGAGCCTTTTGAGCAGTTCTGACTCTAGTGCAGGTATAGCTCCATCAGGAAGTTTCTTCATGCGATCAATGGCTAACTCGATTTTCATTTTTCCCTCCGCAACAAACACCTGTATGTATATACAGTATATTTATAAACGTATCTTACGGATTTTGCAACGATTAAAGAGTGTTAGAAGGATGGAGCGCTTCCAAGCTTGCAGGTATCGGTTTTAAGAACGATTTGGGACAGATCTCAGATTTGGTGGTCTACACAATAGTTATGTTGAATAGATTTCAGAGGAGTTTAGTGCAGTTTCACTACTAAATTGTGGTTTCGATATGAGATTTATAAAATGAAAATTCGTAAAGGCTATTATGGAGCTTGCTGTTACTAAGCAACAAATTTGTCAGCAAGCTCTAAAACGACATGAAACATTACCAGTGCGTAATGTAATCCAACCGGTTATCGAAATTTACTGAGATGCAGGCACTCTATCATCTTGACGGAAAGCCTCGATCCCGACTTTCTGACCATAAGAAAGTTCGAGTGTGTTGCCATCAGGATCAGCGAAGAAGACATAATAACCTACCGGTTCGCCTGCCTGAGCCGGTTCTTTTCGCAAGATGCCTTCCATTCTGGCCATCGCTACTTTATTGTCGATTTCTTCAATGCTTGAACAAGCTACTCCCAAGTGACCAAAATTACCTAAAGGGGTGTCAGTCACAGCATCAACCTGGACAAGGACAAGCGCAAAAGGGCGAGTTCGGTCACTTAACCATGCGACTTTACGTGCCTCCGGAAGGTCAGGCTCTCGCCTGTGTACGACTTCCATGCCAGCATAACGGCCGTAAAAATCGATACTTTTTTCCAAATCTCTAACAACAAACGCAACGTGCGTAAAACCGACATCAATCTCTTTCATTAGGCTAATCCTTTGACTATCTCCAGAATCGCCATCTTAAAAGCTCAAGTTAACTTGAGGTCAAGAGCCTTTCAATCAATGATTTTGCTGGATTTCTTACACGTATTGTTCAATGTCGTTCAGGGTTGCAGCCTATGCTAACTAACTCCAGCAAAATGAAGATAAGGCCCGCTACACACAGAAGAAAAGATAAAGTTAAAGCCGCAATAAAAACCATTCGAAACTCCATGTAATCATTTTCACTACCAAAATCTTAGAATCAATTTTTACTTTGTCACGTGCGCATACCAGGCAATTTTTATGTTGCAGAGCCAAACATATCTCGCGGGCTTTAACCACGGTTATTGAATGGTTTTTTGTGAAGCATTTTACTCTTCATGGACAATTTTAATGTTACCGGACTCTTTTTTGTAAATTTTTCAGTTAAATAGCCCTAACTGACCTTTCGCATGCTACTTTAGTAGAAAATCCTTTAAAGTGTGCAACTATGCTTACCACTCTCATCTACCGAAGCCACCTGCGAGCTGATACACCAATTCAATCCATAGTTGACATGGTTAGTGAAGCCAATTCCCGAAATGAACGTGCGGGGGTAACTGGTGTTTTACTTTTTAATGGCGTTCATTTCTTACAGCTTCTGGAAGGAGATGAAACCGCTGTAATGCAAATCTATAAAAAAATTTGTATGGATGCACTTCACTTTAACATTGTAGAACTCTTATCCGATTATGCCCCCTATCGACGATTTGGTCGCTCAGGCATGGAATTAATTGATATAAGACTATTCAGTAAAGAAGAGTGTCTGGACAGGGTTCTTCAACGTGGAACAACCCAACATAAATTGCTTTACAACGACAGAGCATTACGGTTTTTCCGTACATTTATAGATTCTGCTGAGACAGACAGCTATTATGAACTTCCTGATAGATTCAGTTGGTTTTTTTCATCCGATCAAATAAATGTATCATCGGTTGATCCCGATATTATCGAAGACATGCATGCAGTTATAGACCCTCTGGCTGCTCAAATTCATTCTTTTGTCTTGAGTGCAAAATCAGATAAAGGCGATATTAAAGCCAATAATTTATTTTTTGATTTGGAATCGAAGAGAGACTTGTTAAAAATCGTAGGGAGTTTCATTACCTCTTCACAACGAGTATCAATAACACTCCTGCCTTTAACCTTACTGAGGGTGCCTGATGCGATTGAAATATTGCTCGATTATATCAGAGAAAGTAACTTATACCCAGAACAAGTTATAGTTGAGTTTTCAGAGAGCGAAATAATCCCTGAAATTGATGAGTTCGCGCATTCAGTGCAGATACTCAAAAGTTGCGGATTAAGCGTTGCTATTAATGACTTTGGTATGGGTAATGCAGGTTTATTGTTTCTTTCGAAATTCCAGCCTGAGAAGCTCAAAATACACCCGCAACTGATACACAATATACATAAAGAAGGTTCCAAGCAGGCTATACTCCTAAGCTTAATCCGCTGCTGTGAACTTTTGGAAATAAGAATCTGTGCTACAGGAGTCGAGCAGACAGAAGAATGGATGTGGCTCGAATCCGCTGGGATATTTTGCTTCCAAGGCAATCTTTTTTCAAAATATGATAAAAATGGATATTTGAAGATCTTCTGGCCAGAATCTAATGAATTCAGCGAATGTTAAAAAGAACTTGTAGACTTATTACTTTTTCATAGGATTAACGCAGTCATACTCGGTGGGTGTCAAGCTGGAAGCGGGTGAACTAATACATAGGGAAAAGTCAGCGGGCCCGGCGGGTGCAAAGGCAATGCTTCAGTACTCAGTAAGATGCGGTAAACCGAGCAGGCTTAGATTGTTGGCCTCATTTTCGCTCACAGGAACCAGTTCATCTCTATCCCCTCCCACCAGCATTGATCCAATTAAATTTGGCTCTAAAAGCTCAGCTGGTATCGAACGGTCAGCGATACTTGCGCAGCAAACGTGCCGCGCATATACAGTGCTGGCTTACCTTTTATCAAACGTGCTCACGCCTGCATACCCTTCCCCCTTGCGATGTTAATTCTGTCAATGCATTCCCTTAATGCTTTGACTTGCTCAGGGGTAAGTTCAGATTCATCGATTGTGGCCAGAAGAGCGTTGAGGGAGCGCTCAATATCGTTTTTAGTCAACCGTAAACAGATAACCTTAACCCAACGTGGCGAGAACTTGCTGAGGCCGATTGCTCTTGTGATACGTAGTTTCATGAGATGCCTCTTAACCGCCAGTGGTGGCGATTTCAAACTCGCTTATAACACACGTGGAGAAGACTTATGTGATTATTTCGCCATAGAAATTTCTAAGGGTCGTTTCACTTGAGGACAACCAGGCTTTCAGTAAACGCCTAAATTGGTTTTCCAGCATGTCACACAAGCGCCTCGTCATAACCCGAAGCGGCTTATCAAGTGAAGGTAGTTTTTACGGTCATGCACAGGCTGGGATGTCATTTGTGTGCCAGAAGCAGACTTTAATATAGCTCCAGAGTCCCTTATGGGAGCTATTTACATCTGTCAAGCTTTAGCAAGCGGCTTCATTCGAAAACTAATACCCATACGATTAATGGCATTCATGGTGGCAATAACAATGGTAAGTTCAACCAAATCTTTTTCACCGAATACAGAAAGCGCTGCGGAATATGCTTCATCTGAAGCATGTGTTTCACTAACACGGGTAACTTCTTCCGCCCATGAGAGGGCAGCTTGCTCTATATCCGAGAATAAATAGGTAGCTTCTCGCCAGACAGGCACCAATACAATCTTTTCTACGGACATGCCACTCTTGATAAGATCGCGAGTATGTATATCTATGCAGTGTGCACAACCATTGATCTGGGAAACTCTTAAAAAAATTAAATGGATCAGCTCGGCAGGTAAACCTGTACCAGTAGTGGCGTAATGATGGAGCGCTGCTATAGCCTTGCCACCTTTATCGGAAACTTGAAACCAGTTTGGACGCTTCATCGTTATTTCCACCTTTTTGAGTTGTTTAAAATAAAAAGATGCCTCACAGAATCGCTACGACTGAATGACAGAATTTAAATTAGTACGTCTGCTCAGACGTTGTAATCTTAACCATTGATGTCATAGATAAAAGAGACAAAAAATGAGTAAAACGGTAGGACAATTATGGGATACCTCATGCAGTAAAACTGGATAACAATTTTTAAAAGCAAACCCTGAGTGTTGATAAAATCCACGGTAGAGTCCGCTTCTCGCTCATAACAGACCATTTCCTCACTATGCCCTGCCATCTGCTTTCATCCGTTGATATTTAGCTTTCAAAAGCTCCGCCGGTGTCGGCCCTTCCGGAGCAACTGGCGCAGCCAACGCCCGACGAATAGGCGGAATCGGCTTCCCGGCTAGCACCCGCTTTTCCCACCTATCCAGAATATCACCGGCCTCACGCTCAAGCTCTTTGTGGCTCAGTTGGCCATCAGTTCCCCGGCGCCGCAGTTCCAGACAGATGTGGTAATAAACCGGCTTCGGCCAGGGATACTGCTCACTGCTCGGGTACCGGAATACCAACTTGCGCCACTTCCAGTACTCAGCCATGACGTCAGCGCTGGTGATCCCCAGCACGCAGTGCCCTTCCCTGCACCACTTAATGAACTGCCCAGGCGAAGGCAGAAACGGACGCTCCTGTCGGCGTACCATTCGCATGCCAGCCTCAACCTGCTCCATGCTGGTGATCCCGTTTTCTTTGAAGGCCAGCACCCACTGCCGGCGTATTTCGTCAACGTCCTCCTGGCTGCGATTAACCAGGGTTGCCGGGAACGCGGCGGCCAGTTGTACGAATAACCCGTTGATAATCTGCGCCACCTGCTGCGTTTGTTCGCGTTCGGTGTACTGCTCAGGCAGGTTGTGCGCTACGCGGCGGGCCTGTTCCCGGTCAAAATTGCGAATGCTCTCGGCAAGATTTTTCATTCCAGCACCCCGTCAATCCAGTCGGTGTTATGCAGGTCGATACCTCCCCGGGAAGGTTTCACCATTCCAGTTGAGCGCAGCCGTTTGGTGGTGAGCTGATCCCACTGCTTGCGCAGACTTGAAGGGCTCAGGATGTTGTCTTTCCAGAACTCGTCCCGGTTGGCCCACTGGAACAGGTCACAGATTTCGTAGTGAGTACGCTTGTCCTGGACACGCATCAGCCTGATGGTGTTTGCCCATTCAGCCCAGTTTGGTTCAGATAGCGATGCGTTGACGGTGAGAAGCCTGTCGTAAATCCAGCGAGCGGCCTTAAGGTCGTCAGCGGAGCCCCAGGATTTACCTGCCGGGGTGTATATCCCGGCGGCAGCTTCTGGATGGCGTGAGAGAAACTTTTGAGTTTTCTGGTTTCGGGATTCGTCAGAATTCCGAGACGAGGATATTTTATTATTGTTCTTGTTATAGTCTTGGGTGTCTACCGTTTCCGGGAAGGTTTTTCCCGTTTTCGGTAACACTTTTCCCGATTTCGGGAAGGTTTTTCCCGTTTTCGGTTTGTCTAAAATCCAGGCAGAAAGGTCAGTATTTATACCGACAGTTTTCATCACGCCCTGCTTTTGACTGAAGATAATTTTGCGTTCTGCGAGTGATTTGAGCGCATCAGAAACGTGGGAATCGCTCAGCCCTGTAAGCTCAGCGATCACCGTGTTCGTAACGCGGTCCTGTTTCTTGTTCCAGCCGTAGGTAAGCCAGATCACCGCCTCAAAACACTGCCACTCCCGGCCTGACATTCTCAGGCGAGGCTTGAGCTGTTGGATCTCGTTAGCGACCTTGGTATACCCGTTCGACAGGTCGGCCATACGACCTCCCGGTTGTTCGGTTCTGTTGGGGAAATTGATAATTTCAGCTGTGTTTGACATACTTAGCTCCGCAATTACACTCCGTTTTTGCCCTGAAAGTCGGTTCTGTTAGCGCAGACCGGCTTTCGCCTTTACTGAAGTCTTCATATCGCCCCCAGCATGGTTGTGACCATCGCCAGCAGCGGTGCCGTAAGGTCCGGATCGACTCTGAACATTTCGAAAATCCCCTCGCCTAACTCCTTCAGCTTTTCCTTCTTCGGTGCATCAAGCATTAGAGCTTGCTTCGCCTCACTCACCTCTTTTTCCAACCTGGCCATGCGATACGCGAACGAGTCATTCTTTACAACTCGGTCGCGGTATCGAAGCGGTAATACGGACATGATCGCTGGCACCAGCTGTTCGACGTTCTTTCGGTACGATTCGGAGTCTTCTTTGTTGTCTAGCCAGCGGAACAGCTTCACGTTCCAGACATCGGCCTTGCCTGAGAAATCCACGCCATCAAGTTGAAGTTCTTCCGCCGCGTCTTGAATTTGAAGCGCAACAGCTAGGCGCCCTTCTGCCGCAGCCCAAGCTCGGACCGCTGAGCAGATATTGCGATGCTCAATATCCTGATAAGCCGATTCGCTTTGATGACACGGGAATATCAGTCGATTAGATGAAGCTCTGTTACTCTGTTGGAATAAAACAGATTGCATTGTTAACGCTCCTGTTTAGGTAAACCATCAGTGGGGTTTGGATAAAGATCGGGGCGCAGTTCGTGGGGAGTTACGCCTGTCATTTTGAAAATCGGGAAGATATAACTTGGCGGGACGATCCCTTGGTCACGATTCTTCCAATGACTTACAGACATACTCGTCACACCAAGCGCGATGCTGAGCTTTCTGGCTGAGCCAGCGGCTTTAATTGCTTTATCGAGTGCGGACATGTGCTTCTCCTACTTAATGACAGCAGAAGTAAACCACAGATTTATACATCAAGCAAACTTTGGATTTATTGTGTGTATAAACCAAATATTTACAATGACCCTATGAGAAAAGAAAAACCCAACCTCGTTCTGGTAGAGCGCCTTACTGAGATCACTGATCGCGGCGTTACAAAAGCAGACATGGCACGAATAGCTGGAGTCACTCCTCAGGCCGTAAATGGCTGGTTCAAAAAAGGCGTGATTAGTAAGAAATCGGCACTGGCCATAGCCGACGCTGTAGGCATTTCTGTCGCCTGGCTACTCGGTGAGGACGTTGGTGAAAAAGACGGACTTAAGCCGGACGAACAGCGCTTGCTGGAGCTCTACCGCCAGCTGCCGGAGGAAGAGCAGCAGAACATGCTTCGCATTTTCGCGATTCGCCTAAAGGAACTGGATGAGTTGTATGAAAAGTACATGAAGGGACGTATCAGGTCGCAAGATAATTAAACTTATTGGTTCTTTCAAAGCTAGTAAGTTGTACGGGAGCTCTTTGTGCAGATGAATAAAGGATTGATTTAATGACAGCAAAAATCGCATTTGCTTTTCCTACGCACCCTCTGCCTGGTACTGCGTTGGGAATGACCCCCCCACAAATACATTACTCTCATAACGATTTCCCGAGTGATCAGATAATGTATCTGTCAGTGGGGATTATCGGCATGGACGATGACATTCTTTACTCATTACATATTCAGATTTTTTTTGGTGATGAAGAGGTGACAATTGCTCCAGGTGAAGAAAAAGATATAGCTAGATATCAACAAATCAATGGCAAATCCGGCGAAGTTGTATCATACATATCACTTTCAGATAAGTTCACAATGAAAACCGTTGGAACATATAGGGTTATGTTGACATTAGTCTCAAAAGCCCGAGCAAGAGAAGAGCAATGGAATAAAATTCACGAATTAGAGACCTATTTTGCTGTTTCGACAGAATGGGATGCATAAAATGGGAACAATACATCTTCTGCCTAGCGACCGTCGAAATGTTGATTCCTCTACAAGTATATCCCATGATAAAGAGCATGGTGGAAGTGATGGTGGAGGCAACGATATGCTGCAACGTGTCAAAGATCTTGAAGTAAAGGTAGCAACTTTAGTGACTGATGTTGCTGTCATTAAAGATAAAATAGCTACCAAAGAAGATATTCAATCAGTCAAAACAGAACTGCATAAAGAACTAAATGCTCAGACGTGGAAGATTATAACCGCATTGGTTTTAAGCGTTCTTCTAGCTGTTCTTTCAAAATTTTATATCAAGTAACTCGGCCATCGCACCGGGTTTTCTAGCCCCTCACTCAAAAGCACAGCCACCCGCAAGCTTTCTTATCCCGACTTAAGCGTCGGGATTTTTTTTGCCTGCGATTCGGCAGACACGTCACAAAAACCAGCAATATAAACCTCAGATTTACAATTAATATTAATCATGAGTTGACACATATATAAACCAGTGATTTAATCTAACTCACCAAGACGCACTACGAACCACCAAGGCAGGACGCCCACGAAGTAGCCGCCGACGGCATACGAACAGTCGGATGAGGTGGAGAGATTAACGCGCATCAGGTGTAAACGTTCCGCTGGCCGGCGATAAGGCAAACGAGGGTGAGAATGATTGATTTCGCACGCAAACCAGGACGGCCACAGGCAGTGAAACTGAACCTCTTCGAGGTGATTCTTCGCCGCCTCTGCTACCTGCTGGCGCAAAAGGGTAATCCAGATGTGTAACTCAACGAAATGCGGGTACTGCGGCAAGCCGGTTAAACCGGGGGAAGTAGTCACAAGTACCCTTCTCTATCTCAACGGCGCACAGCTGGCGCGCAAAGAAAAAGAATACTGCTCTGAACGTTGTGCTTCGTACGACCAGATGGCCCACGAGGCATAACGTAAAAGCCGCGCAAGGCGGCCCGTACGTCCGGTGCTCCCGACCAAAGTTACACCGGAAAACTACTTAAAAAACCAAAGTTCACCCAATGGGCGCTATCTCTGGCCCGGGGATCTTACATCCAAAAAAGAGGATCTCACATGGAATTTTTCTATGTAGTTAAGGCTACGCAGAAATCAGGCAAAGATGATGCAGTGATTTGGTTCACTGCGAAATCAGAAGCCCGTGCCAACCTGCAGCTCGATGTTGAGCTGGAAGATGCAGATATTGAAACCGGACGCGGTAAGGATTATGCCAAACCTGTTCGCACCGATTTCCCAGTCTTCGACGACCTCCCGGAAGAAAGCACCGTGGATTACACCTGGTGCAAACGCTACGAACTGGACGAAGACCAGCGTACGTGGAAAGTGAAGTTTCAGCATGAAGATTCTTACCAGAACTCTTCTGAGCAGTCGATTTGCAGTAATACTGATACCGAAGACACAAAGATGCCCGAGCTGATCACGGTTGCTACGCTCCCACTGCGTCAGCGCATTCTGGCTCAGTTCATTTCTGACGAGTACGCCTATCACATCGACACTGAGCAGAAGAATGAAATTCAACAGCTCGAGATGGATGTCGATAACAGCTACGTTCAAAACATGCTTCTCGCTGCAGAGAACGTCGATACGTTCAAAAAAGCGACTGAATTCGAAATTGCTAGGGTTGTTGAGGCTCTGAAGACTGTCTTCCCGTTAGACGGGAAGCGGACAGAGCTGTCTCTTGTCATTCATTTCTTTAAGACCTGGTTCAACACCGAGCATATCGATCGCGGCATTCTCGTTCGCGAATGGTCTGCCGGAAACCGAATTAGCAGCGTGCAGCGTACTGACGTAGGCACAAATGCAGGTGGCGGAAATGAGACAGATCGTAATTCAGGCTACACACATACGCTCGATACACTCGACAGTGAAATAGCTCTGGCCACCCTGCCTGATGATTTCAATATCTACGATATCCCCGGATCTGTTTACCGTAGGGCGAAAGAAATCGTCGCAGATAAAGAAAGCCCATTCAAGGAGTGGTCTGCCGCACTTCGCAATACCCCTGGCATTCTCGACTATTCACGCGCATCAATCTTCGCGCTTATCAGAAGCGCACACCCGGAATATTACAAAAACCCGGGGCGCCTCAGCGGATACATCAGTGCCAATCTGACTGAAAGCGATCATGGAAAACCAACAGCCGAAACGCTGGCTGCAGCGCGGCACAATCCAGAGGTGAGCTGGGAAAGTGAAGTTAACGAGCAGATTGAAGCGGAAAAAGCATCGTTAGCAACGCAGCCGCAGGTCACGAACCTTGGCGATGGCATGTTCACTATCGATAACCTGATGAACGAAAAACAAACACAGAACGATGACCGTTCACCGGTTACAGCGGAGACCACCAGCGATGTGCAGATGGAAACGACTCAGCCAGAGAAAGTCGAAAATACTGATCCGGTACAACCAGGCGAAGGCGCTGATGCAGCTAATACGCAAGCAGTTACCGTAGCGCCGGAAGAGCAGCAGTCAGAGCCAGTAATCGAATACCCGGCTTACTTCGAGCCTGGCCGCTACGAAGGTCTGCCGAATGAGGTTTATCACGCAGCAAACGGTATTAGCTCAACCCAGGTAAAAGATGCCCGCGTCAGCCTGATGTACTTTAACGCGCGCCATGTGGCTAAAACAATACCGCGCACAGCATCCAAAGTGCTGGACATGGGGAACCTGGTGCATGCCCTTGCATTGCAGCCGGAAAACCTCGAAGCAGAGTTCAGCGTAGAACCTGAGATCCCGGAGGGTGCTTTCACCACCACCGCAACTCTGCGCGAGTTCATCTATGCGTTCAACGCCAGCCTACCGGCGCTGCTAAGCGCTGACGAGATTAAAGCGTTGCTTGAAGAACATAACGCATCCCTTCCCGCTCAAGTGCCGCTTGGCGCCAGCCTGGAAGAAACGGCTCAAAGCTATATGGCTCTCCCTGCTGAGTACCAGCGTATTGAAGAAGGCCTGAAGCAAACGGCAACGGCAATGAAGGCATGCATTAAAGAGTACAACGCCACCCTGCCCGTACTGGTTAAAACCAGCGGCAACCGTGATGCGTTACTCGAGCAATTAGCGATCATCAATCCTGATTTGGTTGCGCAGGAAGCGCAGAAACCGACGCCGCTGAAAGTCTCCGGCAGCAAAGCAGACATGATCCAGGCGGTTAAATCAGTTAAGCCCGATGCCGTGTTCGCAGACGAGCTGCTGGATGCCTGGCGCGACAACCCTGGCGAAAAGATTCTGGTTACCCGCCAGCAACTGGCCACAGCGCGGGCAATTCAGTCTGCACTCCTGGCGCACCCTACCGCTGGCATGCTGCTGACACATCCAAGCCGCGCTGTTGAAGTGAGTTACTTCGGCTTTGACGACGAAACAGGTTTAGAAGTGCGTGTACGCCCTGACCTCGAGATTGAACTGGACGGCGTGCGTATCGGTGCTGACCTGAAAACCATCAGCATGTGGAATGTGAAGCAAGAAAGCCTGCGCGCCAGGCTGCATCGGGAAATCATTGACCGGGACTACCACCTCAGTGCGGCTATGTATTGCGAGACCGCGGCGCTGGACCAGTTCTTCTGGATTTTCGTCAACAAAGACGAGAACTACCACTGGATTGCCATCATTGAGGCATCCACTGAACTGCTGGAGCTGGGCATGCTCGAGTACCGCAAAACAATGCGCGCCATAGCAACCGGATTCGACACGGGCGAATGGCCAGCGCCGATCACTACCGATTACACCGATGAACTGAATGACTTCGACCTGCGCCGCCTCGAAGCGCTGCGCGCTCAGGCTTAAGGGGGATTTATGCATAACACTAACGTTACCGTTGCTGACCAGAACACCGTTATTAACTCCAACGTGGCTTTGTTCGATTCCCAATATCTGAACGCCATCAGCACGTTCGCACAGATTATGGCGCAGGGCACCGCCACCGTTCCTAAACACCTCCAGGGCAATCAGGCCGACTGCATGGCTGTAGCGATGCAAGCGGCACAGTGGCAGATGAATCCCTTTGCCGTGGCGCAGAAGACGCACCTGATTAACGGTGTGCTCGGGTATGAAGCGCAGCTGGTTAATGCCGTCATTTCACGCAGCGGCGTGCTGGCCAGTCGTTTTGAATATGAGTGGTTTGGGCCATGGGAAAAGGTCGTTGGAAAATTCCACATCCGTAAAAGCGATAAAGGCGAGTACCGCGTCCCGGGCTGGACCCTCGCTGACGAAGCCGGGATTGGCATCATTATCAGCGCAACCCTGAAAGGCGAGGATAAACCGAGAGAACTCGATTTACTGCTGGCTCAGGCCCGAACCCGAAACTCTACCCTTTGGGCTGATGACCCTCGCCAGCAGCTGGCGTACCTGGCCGTCAAACGCTGGGCGAGACTGTTCTGCCCGGATGTGATTCTGGGGGTTTACACCCCGGATGAGCTCGATGATCGCCGTGAAGAACGAGAGATAAATCCCGCACCGGCGCAGCACGTAAGCCTTGCAGACATTTCAGGTGACAACGTCACTACGACTCAAACGGCTCAGGAATCAGCTCAAAACATCGATGCACTTGCTGATGATTTCCGTGATCGCATCGAGGCGGCTCAGGATGTGGATAGCGCTAAAGCTCTGCGCGCAGATATTGAAACCGTGAAATCAACGCTGGGTTCTGCCCTGTTCACTGAGCTGAAAAACAAGGCCGTGAAGCGTTATTACCTGGTTGATGCACGGAACAAAGTCGAAGCAGCCATCAATTCCTTGCCACCTTCAGATGAGCCCGATGCAGCTGCGCGGTTCGCAGAAGTAGAGCGCGTTCTTGCATCGTCGAAACGCCATCTGGGCGACGAACTGCATCGTCAGTTCAGCATCACCCTGGCGGATATGAAACCGGAATACGTGGACTAACGAGATCGGGAGGGGAAACCCTCCCTCAAGGAGAAGAAATGCGACTGATTAATCGAGGCAGTAAGCAATCCCCTTTGGCTCGCCAGGCATGTGAAATCGCACTCGCAGCCCACCAGCAAAGATACGGCGACTATGGGCGCAGCAAGATGAAAGAGACCTATACGGTGAGAGTGGAAGGCGTGAAGGTCTGGGTTGAAGTGGTCAACTGCAAGGCAAGCTACGTGGCCACAGCAATGACCGGCATGCGCCGACTGCGTTCCCTGCCCGGCCAGGCAAACTGAAACTGAAATATCAACGACTACAGACCGGCATATCTATACTCATGCCGGTTACCTGAGGTGAACCATGTCGCAGGTAATTTTTAACGAAGAATGGGTTGTTGGCGCAAGACTCACAGAAAAAACAGGCCTGACCGAACGACAGATTGAGAAGTATCGTCAGGGCTGTTGGGTGGAGGGTGTCCATTTTAAACGGGTATCCCCATCTGGAGAAAAAACCTTGCGTGGCACAACCTGGTATAACTATCCGAGAATTAACCAGTTAATAAGGGATGCGTAAGATGGCAGCTTTGCCTACAGGTGTCGAAATCAGAAACAATAAGATTTGTATCTGGTTTATGTACCGGGGAAAGCGTTGCCGCGAAATTCTCAAAGGTTGGATTAACACCCCGGCGAACATCAAAAAAGCCGGGAATCTTCGGGCTGTGATCGTTAGTGAGATCAACCTTGGAGAGTTTGATTACCACCAGCGCTTTCCTTCATCGACCAGAGCAAAAAAAACCGTAACCACTGTTTCAGTTCAAACCTTTTCAGAACTGTGTGAACTATGGACGAGCATTAAAGAAACCGAAATTAGCGCGAACACGATGCGTAAGACTCGCTCACAACTCGGTACGTTAATGCACATCATTAACGGAGATACGCCTGTTTCAACTATACGCCACAGCGACATTCTTAAATACAGAAAGGAGCTGTTGAACGGTGAGACACTTTACCTGGCAAATCCCAGAAGTAACAAACAGGGGCGCACTGTGCGTACCGTGAACAACTATATATCGCTTCTTTGCTCGCTTCTTCGGTTTGCACACAAATCTGGCTTTATCAGTGGCAAACCCTTTGAAGGGATCAAGAAACTACATAAAGGGAAAGTAAAACCGGATCCTTTAACGAAGCAGGAGTTTAGTTTGCTTGCCGAATCCGAGCGTGGCCAAAGCCTCAATATGTGGACGTTCGCAGTTTATACTGGTGTCCGTCATGGAGAGCTTGCAGCTCTTGCCTGGGAAGATATCGACTGGGAAAAAGGTACGGCTCATATACAGCGCAACCTTAATGCGCTAGGAATGTTCGTCCCACCAAAAACCGATGCAGGTGATCGAGTTATCACGCTATTAGAGCCAGCACTAGAGGCCTTGAAGGCACAGCGTACGCTGACTTCGTTACAGCCCAAAACCGAGATTGTTTTCCATCACCGCGAGTATGGTGCGATGGAATATCAAAACCTGCGATTTGTTTTCATGCCCAGGATGCGCAAGGGCAAACAGAAAGCCTACTACTCTTTATCGAGTATCGGCTCCAGATTTAACGCAGCTGTAAAACGTGCTGGTATTCGCCGCCGGAATCCGTACCATACGCGGCATACTTTTGCCTGCTGGCTTTTATCTGCCGGCGCTAACCCGTCTTTCATAGCCAGCCAGATGGGGCATGAAAACGCGCAAATGGTTTATGAAGTCTACGGTGCGTGGATTGAAGAAATGAATGGCGAACAGGTGCTGATGCTTAACGATAAGCTGGCACGCTGA